AGTTCTGTCGGGACTTCTCTGAAGATAAAAGAAAGAGAGGATGGAAATTACATAATAGAAAACTTTAAAGAACTACTCCAAGATTGGTTTTGGGGAGATTAATTACTAATTTTAAAACATTATCAAAATGGAAAATGATTTGATGGCGAGACCTAAACCGCCAAGAATAATAGTTTGGGTAGTATTAATAACTCTTGCCTTAATAGGCATGATTGGAGCAATAATTTATGCAGAGCGTGAAAACATTGCTAATTTCTTAAATGGTGTGAACCAAGAAGAAGTACAAGAAGATCCTCAAGTTATCATTGAGGAACCTGTAACAACAATACAGGATATTCTCGATATGAGAGAGCAAATGAGAGAAGATAGAAGGATTGATAGTGTATTTTTAGCTATGCCAAAGGTAGTATTAATTGATATTTTGATGCAACATGGTACATCGTTGTCTATAAAAGACATGATTTACATATATGAATCAAACACATCAACGTATAATACAGTACTATCTGGAGCAAGAGCTCAAAAATATCTTGATGACTCTATACAAACTCATGTTATATCAACGATTGTAAATGACTCTATTCAAAATTAAAACCAAACCTCCTGTTTTAAATGAATATTAGAGTCTAGTATACTCAGTCTGTGAAGATAGAGTATACTTTCATTAAAAAAACTAAATAATATGAGAAAGTACACAAACACATATATAACAAAAGATAACAATGGAGTATTAGTTATTAAAGGAAACAATAAATACATTGAAGTATTAATTGATGTTGAAGATATTGATAAATTAAAGCCTTATTCTTGGAGAATAAACGATAAAGGATATATAATATCTGATTATAAAAGAAATAAAGTAAGATTACACAATATAATATTAGATAGAGACACATCTAATACAAAAATCGTGTGTGACCATATTAATCGAAATAAGTTAGATAATAGAAAAGCAAATCTAAGAATAATAAGTCAAAGAGAAAACAACTTAAATAGAGAGAATATAATCAACGCTAAATATTATACTTATAGAAAAGACAGAAATAAGTATTATGTATATGGAGTTGGTTATTTTAATACTGAAGAAGAAGCAATAAAAGCTCGTAATAACTGTGAGAATCAGTAACAAACATGTGGGGCTCATATCTTATCAAAAGAATGCTAGCGCTTTTAGATAGGTATTAGTGCGGACGTTAAAATCATGTACTCCAATAAGATTTAGTTTGACAGCTATTTCTGCTTATGAGTTAAAACTATAGTGAGAGTCATAGTAAGTAACGATTGTGGTCGTTTATCTTTGTCTTATAACAAATGCTATAAACTAAGAGTTGGCACTAACTTAATTAAATCCTGAGTGCCCAGGCGTCATTATTAACAATTTAAATTTTTAAAGACATGAAAAAGATTGGAAAATTTTTATTTGTAGAGCAATGCTTTGCAGATATTGAAGAAACAAAGCCTTGTATTATTCACATTGATGCAATTGACAATATAACATGCGTCAATACTAGTAGACTTGGAAAAGTTGTAGTGATAGAAACAGATAATACAAAAATTACCTGCAAAGATCCAGAGAATTTCTTTACTGAGTTTGAAAACCTAATTTCATCAGAGGAAGAAGAATGGTAGTCAATAAAGTAAAAGAAGGTCGTAAGTTAACTGAGATAAAGTTCAGTAACGACCACTATCTTGCAAATCTATTAGCTACTACTAAAGTACTTGGTATATCGTTAGAACGAGCTAAAAAGCTATGTAGAACAGTACCAGGTAAAAGAGTAGAGGTTAATCCACCTATTGAAATTATCAGTAAATTAAATACTGATAAACTATTTGAAGAATTAGAGGAATATGAAATAGAAGTATCTATCAGTATTCCTAGTAAATAACTTATCAAAAGCAAAATATGAAAGCAATTATTATTACATTTGAAGGAGTTATAAAAGATGATGATATTTTTGCATCACTATTAGCCTCCTATATAGAGAAACATATAAATACTGAATCTGTAAACATCCATATCCTATCAGATATAGATGTAACAAACGCTTTAATAGCTAAATGTTTAACTCCATCTGCTATAGCAGTAGATAGACCAGCTAATCCACAAATTGCAGTAGTAAAAGACTTCTGTAAGAAGATTATTGCATCTATTGGTTCACCTGCTCTCAAAACACGAGAGCTATTAAACTCAGAACTATGTAAGTTCTTAGTGCAACAGAATCGTGAAGTTATTAGTGTTCCAGTAAGTATTATTGCTAAAGTAAATACTACTTCTGCATATTACGAACATCGTAAAGTACTAAAGGAATACGGTTTATCCGCATTACCTGAGTTATTACGTGATATTAACCCTCTGTTTAAATTTTACTAGTATGGCAAAGAAGAATAATGAAGAACCTCCAAAGGAATTCAAAAAGAAGCCAAAACATAAAAAGATGGAGCCCTATAATCGTAAGAAAGCATGGAAATAGATAATAATTGTCCTACACTTGATAATCATATCAACTGTAGTGAATGTACTCATGAGTGTAAACTCAGAATGCAACCAAAGAATAGTAAAGAAGTAGAGGTTCCGCCAGAGCCTCTACTCAATACTATATATTACTAATTTAAATTGTTAGTAAAATGGTGGATTCAGTCAACCTAAAGAACTGTTTAAGACTAGAACCCTAATGGAAATTGTCAATCAAGAGTACAATGGACTATACAACGGTCAACCACATTATATGTAGGTCAGGAGAAGGCAGGGAGTCTCCTGTTGAATAAGAAGTACAAATAGACAGGAACAGTTCTTTTTAATTATTACTTAAATTTACTAAAAGATATGAGTAAAACAAAAAACAAATTAAAATGTCATATTATATGACCAATATAATTATTACTCCTACTTTATATGAGGAGAAAAGAGCAGATGTAGTAGAGAAGCAGCACTAAGAATCCACAAAAAGAACAAATATAAAGATATTAAATTGAAGCTAAACACTATAGCAGTAGCTATAATCGAGGCTAAAAAGAGATATTTTGATGATTGTTCTTTTATTAAGATTATATTGTAGTGTTAAATAAATTTTATTGTTAAATCAATTAAACTGTATTCAAAATGACAGAAGTAAAGAAAATGAACATCCTCACAGAGGATGTAAATGGAGAAAACATCCAAGATGTAATCGCTAATTCAAGTAAGGTAACTGAAGAGATTGCAGAAGAAGCAGCAAAAAAAATTGCTGAACGACGCAAAGAAAAGTTAACGAAAGATTTAGTAGCTGTTGTTCAGAAGAGCGAATACACAGTATCCTCAGCAGTACTGCAGGTTCGTCGTTCTAACAGAACAAACCAACGTATTAAACAGTACCTAAAAGATCTTGCTGCACTGAAAGAAGAGATTGTAAGTGGAAAGAAACCTGTATCTGCATGGAAAGAGGAAGCTTATAATCTAAAGAAACAGTACGACAAGGATCTTATTGAGATTGGAAAGGATATCGATAAGTCCTTAAATGAACTTAACGAACTCTTTCCAGACTCTTGGCAATGGAGATACGATGATTTAGTTCCTAATACCAATAGATAACTAAATCAAAACAAATAAAAGAGGTTCCAAGTTTAGAATCTTTGAATCAATAGCTTAGTATGTGAGTCGGAATCGGTTCTTTTGAACCATACGGGCCTGAGGCATACAAAGACCTGAATTAACAGGTCTCATACAGAATTTTTAAATCAGTTATGAGGAACTACCGTGAACTACTGATCATAAGTCTGAGATCGCGACAATAAGATTGTCCTCTAGAGATAGAGAAACGCCTTAGTCGTGACATCAAGTTAGACTGAATGATATGAATCTTTGAATCGTTTAAAGTATATAAAATGCTTTAACTATCATTCGTATATCATCAAGATCAGTATAAGAGAACTAACCATTCTCAAGACCATAGGGTATACAACTTTGGTCGGTTGTATACCCACAAATTTAAAACTACATAATTATGAAATGGTTTTACAGAGTATCATTTGTAATATGTTTACCTATCCTTATCTGGCCTATACTCATATGGGAAAGAAGAATGTATGCACCTGATTGGTTAATACATTGGATAGATAATATGACAGATTAAGAAATTGACTGTTAGGTCTATCGAATCATCGTTGGAAACGTGGGTTCGATACCCACCATCTCCACTATATTACTTAAAATGGGGATGAATGGCTTTGACCGCGATAGTGAAGATAGAATAGGTCAATAAGCAGATAACTGGCAATACAAGTTATGTAATGGACTATACTGGTATCGCAGCGTGATAACAGAGTCCAACGGCTAAGCTAATGTCGTAGAAAGCTGGAGTAAGTAAGCTTTGCATGGTAGTGAAGCCTTAGATATTACTAAGAGATAAGGTGTTCGAGTCACCTACTTACTACAAATTAAATTAAGTTTAATCAATAAATATTAATTTGAAATGGGATTAATGAATTTTATTAGACAGAATCTTCCAGAATCATGGGAGAAAGCTGCAACAGAGATGAGAATGAAGACTGAATTGATAACTCGTCTTCATAATGTAGTACCTCGTGCTTATAAGAATAAGTATCACTACAAAGAAGGAATATCTTATATTAGAAGAGTATTCAACACTAAATGTGACATAATACATTTAGTAGACGCTACTGATATAGATATCACTAAATGGAATGAATTAAGTAGTAAAATAAAAGAATACGAATATCAATGCGTGTAAGATATTTTGCTTGGTTTGACTCTAAACATGAAAGAACAGAGTTCATTAACTTACTTAGATCAGCTAAGTCTGACATTGATGCAGTTAATAAAGTGATGCAAAAGTATCCAGAGTTAACTTTATCAGAAGTATCTGGAATAGTAAATAACTTTAAAAAAGAAATTAATCAACCATGAGACTCAATCATCCTGGTATCTACAGAGTTGTAGGTGAAAACTTTGAACTTCTTGCTAATATAATTGGAGAAGTTCCTTGTATGAGAATTACTTCTGCACTATTAGTTAATGACTTAGTACAGAAAGGGGAATTCACAGTACTACCTGAAGAATCTATTGAAATTCAGAGCGTATTAGCAAATCCTGACAAATTTGTTTTTCTAGAGTATGAATACTCAGAAATATGTTCATTACCATCTTATCGACAATCGATTCATGGTACAAAAATGCCCGCTATAACTGACGAACAGTTAAAGACATTTACTAATAAATACCTTGAAGATATTGGAATATATGGACGAGGTGTAGCCGCAACTAAAGCTTATATATTAGAGACTACAGGTTGGTCATTAGCCCAAATTAATGTAGTACTAATGAAAATAGCTAAAAGAGTAAAGCAGCAATATGTTAATTTATAGTTTGACAAACCATATATATACCACTTGGGGAGTTAAATATAGTTCATTTAACTGGCGACCTGAGTGGTATACCTTTTTAAGAATACAAAAAAGGGAATTAAAAGAACTAGAGTTTCATGAATCTTATAAAGTTCAAACTGTAAAATATTTAATATTTTGGTTTGATAATAGGATAATACAAAAGATAGGAGTCGATAAAGATTTAACTCTAAAGGTTCGTATAAGAATATTATGTGGATTAATTAATAATACTCCTACTAGTGTACTTACTAGACCTATGAAAATAGAATTCATGGAATGTATATGGGATACTTATAATAAATTCTACAAAGATTGGTATGAATACTATTGTAGGAATGTACTAGAATTGCCATTTTAAGTCTATAGAGTCTTGGTTGACTCTATAGGCACATTAAAGCCCGTAATTATGACAGATGAAGAAAGACAGCAGCTTTTAGATCTGATCAAGCAGGCTAAAGAAGGTAAACAATATGCCTTCACACAGCTTTATAATCGTTATCACAGAATTATATGCAATACTATATATAATATTGTACATAATAAGGATGTAACAGATGACTTAGTATCTGTAACGTTTACTAAAGCTTTCTTTAAGATAGCTAGTTATGTTAACCATATCTCATTTGAGATGTGGCTAAAAACTATCGCTATAAATAGTAGTATTGATTATATACGACGTACTAAAAAAGAGAAGTATGACTATGAATTAGATAATGATAATAACTGTCTACAGGTAAGCAGTTCGGCCGACAGCTCACCAGAAGATGTTTACATCTATCATGAGACAGATAGTAAATTATCAGATGCATTAAACAGACTTCGCTATAAGTATAGGTATATACTTGAACTACGCACAGTTCAGAATCTCTCTTACAAGGAGATTGCTGAGCATCTTGAGCTCTCTGAGTCTCAAGTAAAATCTCGTCTTAACAAGGCGAGAGAGAAATTAAAACAATTGTTAAACTAAAAACATTTACTAATTATGACACCAGCAATTATTGGGCTATTAACCGTAGCATTTATCCTTGCACGATTATTTCGTAGCACAGGAATGTGGTGGAAACTTGTTTTCGCCATTATGGCTGGTCTATTAGTAGGTATTTTGAGTAAGGAAGTAGTTAAGTCAGATAATGATAAGACTACTTCCATTACTAGTTTAGTTAGCACCATGAGTAATGATGATGCTTTAACATGCATGCAAAGCTTAGTAGCTACAGTGACAGAAGGTACTACCATTCGCCTTACTGGGGTTGCAGGTTACATTGTTAAAGATGAAGAATTATTCGATGCACTAACTAAAAATAATACTTTTACTAATGGACGTGACTCACCAGAAATAGAGGATGATAGTTAACTCTTAAACTAATCTATCTTTTTAATTGTACTTAATAATAACTTTTATTTTAACACTTTAAAACATTATCAAAAATGGCAAAAGAAATGAGTAAGGCTGAAAGAAAGGCAGCCTTGAAAGCAGCAAAAGCAGCAGCAAAAGCTGAAACTAAGGTAAACAACACTGAGAACAAGAAGGAGGAAACTAAGCCTCAAGTAGATAACGGGCCGAAAGATGCTAAAGTAGAGGATGCAAAGAAGGCTCCTGCTACAGCTAAAGAAACTAAGGTTCAGGCAAAGAAGGACGCCCCTAAATGTCCGGATAAGCCTAAGAAGAAGGAAGAGAAAATTCCTACAATTATTCCTGAAGATGCAACAGGTAAGAATAGCCCTGAAAAGAAGGCTGTTGAACGTGCTGCAAATCTTATTACAGGAATTCCTACAGCCGGCATACCTATTGGTTCAAGAGAATCGTCTGTTGATGGTAAAGCTATGTTAGCATTTGTAATGCAACAGCGTTATGCCAACAACGAAGAGCTCAAGAAGCAATATCCTGAGTTATATGCAGACATCAATCGTAGTATTGATGTAGTTACTTTGTTAGCTCTTGTCGATGTACGTCAAGACTTGTTCGACCGTGGTAAACGTGGCGAATTGCAGTTACAGATAGCTGCAGACCAAGTATTACCGCTGCAAAGTATGGCAGAAATGCTAGGTATTAAACTAGCTCCTGCTAAAGCTCTGCCTGGGAACGATGGACAAATGTCTATTAACTTCTCAGAAAGTGAAGTACCTACAGAACTTGCAAACAGCAAGCCAAAAGTAGAAATTCCAGAGCTTGATCCTAACAAGATTGCTAATGATGAGGAATTGAAAACTGCCCTTAATTACCTCATCTCTAAAGAGAAAAATGTGGCAGAAAATATAGTTAACACTGTAGAATGGTATCGTGTATATTGTGGCTTGAAAGAAACTAATGCAGATAAGAAGCTTGCATTGGACGAGAAGACAGTTACAGATTGGATTAATGAGATATTCTCTATTATCCAGCCTACAGCTATCTTGCGTGGTTTAGGTCGCGCTGTATACTTATATACTTCACAGACAGGTTCACCGTGTATGGCTCACTCTATCATGCATACGCACATGTCTAAAGCTGGTTGGAGTGAAGAACAAGTAGCAGAAGCATTACGTGCTTTAATTGGAGAAAACTTCCGCTATAAACTGAAGGATGATCCTGAAGCAAAGCCGGAAGAAGATAAAGCAATTAATGCTATTACTGGCTTACTAGGCAATGACTACATTGATAAGTTATTTGCTGACTATACTATTACTACTGATGGTGTAGAAGACAGTAAGAAGACTGAACTTGAAGCTGCACGTGAAGTTGCCCGTAAAGTTCTAGGGAGTATTCGTACCAATTACTTTGACAAACAGAAGGAGACTCCTACGCTTGATAAGATGCGTATGGTTGTAGGTCAGATTATTAATTTGTATCGAGACCCGGCTGATCGTCTTGCAGAGTATTGTCAAGGAGATTTAATAGCTCCAAAGGAAGACGAATATCCTAAGAATGAAGAGAAATCTGAAGGGACTGAAAAAAAAACTAAACTGGTTTAAAAAGTTTCTTTTAAAAATTCATATCTTAGAAGAATAACCATTCTAATAAATATCATATCAAATGAATAATAGAATGTTAACTGTAGTTGGAATGTTTGTTGTCAGTGTATTCATTGGTAGGCAAATGTTCGCAACTACAGAAGTTATACAGGCACAGCCTGTTATGCCCTCTATAGTGGAGTTACCTAACTTCCCTAAAGTAATAAAAGAGGAGAAAAAGTCTGTAGATGAGATAAATGTCGAAGTCGACTTATCTACATTAGAAGTATCTGTGAAAGGAACAACAGACGCAAAAGTGAATGTGAAAACTACTGGCGAACCAAAGCCAGTAGTTAAGTGGAAAACTATAGTAATAGAGAAGACGAATTCAACAGGATATCCGAAAGTAAATGCTATAAGTAAGGTATCTGATGACGAATCACCGGCAACTCCATTAACAATAGTAGATAAATATGAACAATAAAATTATACTTCAGCAGATGATACGTCTATCGCGTATCATTAAGGACTCAAGAGAAGCAAGAGCTAAATTAAGTTCTATACAATCTCAAACTGAATACTTTATAGTAGAAGGTAAACGGTCTACTTTTATTAGAGACCAAGCTAATAGTAGTATAAGTAATTGTTTATATGTAGAACAGTACTTACGTTCGTCTGTAAGTAGTGCTTGCAAATGTTTGGATGGTTTTGACGCTTCAAAAATGGAACCAATAGACTACATCAGTAGTAGTGATGTAAAAAATAAGTTTGTCGACATATGTCTAGGTAAGAAAGTAGTAGCTACTATTAATCTTACTACCGGTGAAATAACAAGCGTCAATATACCAGAACAAAAATCAACGGCTAAAGATAACAGCCCTACGGCAAAAAGTTAGTGATAATAACCGTATAATAAATACTTTAATTATATCACAGTTCGAGAGGAGTAAAACTGCAGCGTAAATCACTCCGAGGAAGTCATGCGGTAAAGTATACAATAATACTGGTCGCACCTGTCAGGGAGCTTGGAATCATTTCTCCATGGCCCGAAAAGTTACATGACCCGAGAATATGTTAGCAGCTAAAACTGTGAGATTACTCAAAAGGTAGGGTGTTAGCTTATGTAATTGAAAACTACATAAGAGGGGATGAGCGTGTACAATCCTCATTAGGAAGTGAGAACCGTTTGGGGACTTCTAAAGACGCAGTACTAAAGAGAAGACACACTGAGTACTAAACAGTGCAAAGGGAACGAAATCCCTATATCCGTATTAGTTTATCAAAAGCAGAATCAAAAAGGGATATAAACACGATGACGAAACAGGGACAATACGGTTCCTGGCTTATTCCTTTGGAAAGAATAAGTAAAGCCGAGAGGCAAAGGTTAGTTTCACCTTAAGAAGCAGCCAACTCATGGAAAAAAAGAGATTGCAGATAACGCATTACCGGTCTCCAAAATCGGTTAACAAAAGCGCTACTGTGCGTCCAGAAAGGGAAACAGGCTAACTCTAGTGTTCAGTATACATCAGCTGTGATGCAATATGCAATTGTGGATATTGGAACTTATACTTATGAAGGGAGTAAACTACTAATACTAATGTAAGGATAACCGTATTATGGTACATACTTATACAAAGTAAGGATATGAAAGCTGGAAACGCAATGATCCAAGAATTAAACATGCAAACGTTAAAGCTTGACTGATTATCGTGGAGCAGGAGCCAATCCTGTACATTATCGTAAATAGTGTGCTGTAAAAGAACTTACGTATAAGGGATGAGGTATATGAGATTGATACCGTCTTTCAAGTCTAAGGTGACTCATGAGTTTTGTCGTGTAGATGAGTATAATGTATGAGAAATGACGAGACTAAAACATAATAGTCTAAAATGCGAGTATGAGGGCGCTATAACCCTGAACTTAGAAGCGGACACCTTTAGCAAGTGTTATTACGTGGTAATAAATAAGATTAGGAGATGCAGAGAAAACTCCTTGTAAAAAACGGCAGAGCTTAAGCATTTCAAGATATGTAAATGCCTTTGATTTATTATGCTAGTTCACACCAGAATTTTGGATAATAAACATCGTTATGGATTAAGGAAGTAAATAGAGTTATTAAAGATGCTTTAGAGTTAGAATCCTAAAACCAGTTTAGTAATAATTATAGTATATGATGATATACTTAATGAATCAACTTTACTTACGCTGAATAGAGTCAGCTATGATAAAATGAACTCTAATTGTTTAACTTTTAACTAATTGGGAAGTCCAATGGAACTGTAAACGCTGAGACTACCGCTCGTAAGAGTAGTGTGAGTAGACAGATCACCACCCCGACTGCCAACCGACATTGCTGACTGTTAAGACACTCGTAAAGTACAATGCGCAACATTGTATGTGAGAGAACGCTGAATCGTTAGTTACCTGTGTTGTTTCTTACACTGTCTCTGTAAGGGCAATAGTACACTTATGATGAAAGTATTCCATAAGCAAACAAGGAGACGATGATAGGTGGAAATCCTAATGTTCGTGCAGTATAAACAAACAAATCCTGGAAATGGTATAGATGGGTCATGCTATAAGCAATGAGTCTATGATTTTAGTAATGTTAGATTAAACAACCGTAATTCTGACGAATTTCGATAATACCGGACATACTCAGTAGGTTCTAAGGAACTGATGATAAAGTGGCTTATATCGCATCTAATCGCGTTATACGCTTACGGTGAGGGGTGCGTTAAGCATCGAAGGAATTGAATCTTAACCGTCGAAACGGGACGTTAAAACAAAAAAAATATCAGAAATTATCAGAAGTAACTCACAGAGTATTTCTCATAAATTTTCAATTTATTATTTTTATGCTTAGTAGATTATGTGATTGAGTTCACCTATTCCAATTTTGAATAGCTATTAAATAATCGAACGGTGGAGAGATTTTATCAATTTTTTGTATAACTATGTTCGTATTGGTATATCAAGTACGGACTCAAAAAGGAACATTTTTATGGAAAATAATATTAATGGAGCTAACACTCCGGGTTTAGCAGCTCAAATTTTAGCTCGCTATCGGCAAACAGCCCAGAAGTTTGGGCCTTTCTTTGGACAGCAGATATTTACAATCGTAGCACAGACTCCTGACCTTAAGTGGAAAGAAGATGTAGCTACAGGTAAGAATACTTTCCGTCAGGAAGTAAAAGCTTATATTCTCAAGGCTATTGATGTTGAGTCAGTTAGTTTACTTGAGAAGGATGTTGACGGACGTCCGAAAATCATCTTGAATGAGAAGAAGAATGATCCATCATTAGTCTTTGAGCTTGCTGATCCTGAATTTACTAAAGCAACCCGGCAGAATGTAATTGAATGTATTGAACGGTTGAGTAAACCAGGCTCTAAGCCTATGTTCTTTACAGCTGAAGAACTTCCTATGTTGAATGACTTAACTAAGTTATCCAACCAGAGTGTGTTGAACTTCTATGAAGAAATGACACGTAAGTGTATGCAGTTAGCTGAAACTGTCCGTGGTTATATGGATATGAATCAGCGTATGCAGGTTGAGTATTTACGGCAGTGCGGTTTAGATAATCAGGAAACTGAAATTCACGTAACTGCTACGATTACTGAAGAAAAATAGTAGAAGCTTATGAACGGCAGACTTTCTTCATTACGTGTAGAACTTCTGCGAATTCTAATATGTTCTGAGCCAGCCATATTGTCTAAAATTCAGATTTGGAATGGAGGACGTACAGAAACGCCTAAAAAAGTAAGCATTAGAGAAGATGGACGGGTCTTCCTATTTTACGGAAGTGGGCCATTATGGTGGCAAAGATTATTTAATACTTATGAATCGGTAAGTATTATAGATGCTTCTATTAGTATAGCAGATGCAATTACTGGGTCGAATTCGACTCGAAATGAATATGCCTTTGATGAGATTACTAAAAGTATAATTGATGAGGCAAAGAAACGTAAGGATTTCGATTGTATAGTTGATATTTTGTTTGATTGTATGAGGAATTGTTCAGATGGGGAACTACATTCTAAATGGATTAATCAAGAGAATATCAGAAAATATGCAAGAGAAAATGGTATAACCAACGTTGAAGACATTAACCTTGAGGGGCTTAATGGAATAGTTGGAATTAAGACTGGTGGACGGGTTATTCCTATAGTACTCGGCCAGTTAAGAAAATTTAGAAAATATTGATTTGGATATTATCTTAAAAACAAAAATAATCTCATAGTACTGAATTGGGTACTATTTATAGTAATTACTGCTGAATCGGGCAGTTATTACTACACAGTCCCTTAACTCAACCGAATAGAGTAACACACTTCTAATGTGTAAGTTATGGGTTTGAATCCCATAGGGACTACTACTGGTAGATGTAGTTTGGTCGAGTATTTAACATTTAAAAAACATTAATCAATATGAAATCAATTACATCAATATATTTGCTCGGAGATAAGAATAAAGGTAAAATCGGTCGTATTAAGGAAATTTCTAACGAAATTACTTTCTATTGGAATAAGATTAAAGAAGAAAATGTTATTCCAAAAGAAGCTAAACGTAATTATGACTTAAAAGCATTGCTTCAGAAGATTGAAACTCTATCTGAAGAACGCATATTATTAAAACTATATATGCAGTGTATTAATATGAGTTATAAGAAGTTTACTGAATTACCTAAAGATAATAACTATCTTAACATCTTTACTTTGTGTGAAAAGACTGAACAGTTATTTCACTTAAGTAAGATTAAGACTCTTGATCCGAAACTTAAACGTTCTAAAGGAAAGAAGAACCTAGATAAAACTGAAGAGCTTACTTCAGCTTATATTGCAGGTCTAAAAAATAAATTACAATTAGAAATTAACAAAATCAATAAAGATATTACAGATTTTAATGAGAAAGCAGAACTTGATATCGAGGCTCCTGCTTTATCATTAGCTGCATAAAAATGGAGAGAAAAGTCAGAAAAGCAATTTATGCAAGAAAAAGATTTTGGGAATCTAACTCAGCTTATGAGAATAGAGTAAACTATCTTATAGGCTGTGTTAGTAAATATCCCGAATTAGAACTTGCAAATATAGACGTAGGTACTAATACTACAACTATATTTTACTATGAGATAGTAGAAGAAAATTCTATTACAATAAAAGGATTTTCAAGTAAATAACTTAATTATCAAAATTATGAAAAAGATATTAGCAAAGAAAAATAAGAGAACCGGTATAAAGAATCATAGAAGTAATAAAAATAAGTTTCGTAGAAGCTATAAGGCTTATCAAATAATGACGGTAAGCAAGAAACCGGGTCCATCTGGAATCATTAAATATGATGAGAATGGGAAAGTAATAGGATTTGTAAAGTGGGCAGGAAATAAGAAGAAGTCTGAATATACTACTAAAGTAGCAAAAGATGCTATGAATGAAAACAAATCTATAAAACAATCTAAGAAAGAATTAATCAAGAATATTCTTATGAAAGCAGGATATGATCCTACAATACGATATACCCGTAAAGAGAAGAAACATTTTACGCGTATAGTTAAGAACAATATGTTCACTAAACCTAAGGGAGTTACGTTAACAACTGAACAAATCAAAGAGAAAATAAAAGCTGATAAACTTGCAAAGAAATCTATGCAAGCTAAATTTGATGAATCAGTACGTAATAATCCTTTAACTCCTAAAAAAGGTAAACAGATGGCTCCTAGTGCTGCAGAACTATCTGTTAAAGAAAAGCCTAACAAAAGAAACTTTCAATATGCTATACAGAGAAAATGCTCTGATAATGATATGAAAGTATACGATTTTGCTACTGGAAACTTTGAAGCATCTACTAGAGATGAAGCAAAGAGTAAAGCTGCTAAATTAGCTAAGAAGTACAAAAAAGATACATCATTCACTGGAGTAACAGTAAAGGACATTGAAGGAGATAACAGTATAACTTACTATAGTCGTAATAAGTTATTAGCAGCATAAAAAACTAATAATATTTCTGTTTCCATGTTTTAAACTGGTTTCTCATGTAGCTCAGTGGTAGAGCCGCTACTATGTAGTGTGATTGCGTTGGTTCGAGTCCAACCATGAGATCTAACTTTTAAATACTTATAATATGATTATACGAGGAAAGATAGTCTACGTATATGATATTGAGGTATTTCAAAATATCTTTCATTGTTCGGTAAAAAATACAGAAACAAACGACATCTATAAGTTTGAGATATCAGAAAGGAAAAATCAACTAAGAGAATTAGTTAAGTTCTTTAAACAAGTAGATAAATACATTACTTGGGGAGATTATTATACTACAAATATTAACATTCCAGCTAATGTTATATTTTGTGGCTATAATAATTTGCATTATGATAATCCTATAATTAATTATATAATTGAGTATGAGGATAAATTAATGCAATATAATATACCTACTATATGTAGTTCTATATTTAATCTAAGTAAGACTATAACTACTTCAAGTGAAGATAATATAGACGCGTGGAAACATTGGAAGTATCAAATATGGTTTGATACTTTTGATATTCTTACTATGTTATATTCTAATAAACTTAGAGTAGGTTTAAAGGAAATCCAAGTAACAATGCAATATCCTAATGTACAGGAATTTGTATGTGATTGGACTAAACCTCTTCCTCTAGAAGATTTTGACTCTATGATAGATTATAATATTAATGATATTAAATCTACTTCAGAATTACTAAATAGATGTAAGAAAGACGTTGATTTACGAATCGCTATTGAAGATGAGTATGGAGTAAGAGTACTCAGTAAAGATGGTGTAAACATTGGAATGAAGATTTTAACTCAGAAATATCTAGAAAAGACAGGTTTAACTTGGCAGGATATTAAAGATTTAAGGTCTCCAATGAGTGTAATACCATTGAAAGATGTAATATTACCATTTATTAAATATGATAGCCCTATTCTACAGAGAGTATTAGATGATATGAAAAATCAGATAGTATCTCCAGGTAGAAAAGGATACGAGAATAAGTTTGTATTTAATAATTTACGCTATTCTGTAGGAGTAGGAGGTATTCACTCTGTAAATAGTCCTGAGATTATTATTCCTAGAGATGATGAAATGCTCATAGATATAGATGTAGCTTCTCTATATCCTAGTATGCTTATAGAATATGAATTCTATCCTAAACATTTAGGTAAAGAATTCCTAGAAGTATATAAGCAAATTAAAGATGAGCGAATAGAAGCTAAACACAATGGTGATAAAGTAAAGAATGAAACTTTAAAGTTAGCTTTAAATGGTTTATCAGGTAACTTACAGAATGAACATAATTTCTGTTATAGTCCGTTTGCAGTAATGCAAATTAGAATTAACGGACAGTTACTATTACTTATGTTAGCTGAAAAATTAACTCAAATTGGATGCCGAATCGTCCAAGCAAATACTGATGGTCTATTCGTCTTACTAAAGAAAGATGTATATTCTAAAGTAAACAGTATTTGTAGAGAATGGGAACAGCTTACTAAACTTACTTTAGAAGAGGATCGTTTTAAAGCAATGTATCAATATGCTATTAATGATTATTTTGCTATTACTGAAGATAACAAAGTAAAAGAGAAAGGAATGTTTATTACTACTGTAAAATTAGGAAAAGGATTAACTCCAAAAATTATACCTAAAGCAGTAATAAGTTTCTTTAAAGATGGAATACCAGTTGAAGATACAATTAAGAATTGTACAGATATAAGAGATTTTCTAATGTCTGAGAAAACTGGTAAACAATGGCATGTTGAATATATGAACGAGGAGCAACAAAGAACTAATCGTTTCTACGCATCTACTAATGGTGGATACTTGTGGAAATGGAAAGATACTGGTCATAAAGAAGGTGAAATTATAACATATACTGAGCCATACGTAGGAGAACGTAAATATAAGGCTTCTGCAAGACAGTATCAGAATATGCTTACTGCATCTGGTGTTACTCTTCTAAATAAATTTGATAATAAACCAATTGAAGAAAGAAAGATTAATTATAGGTATTATATTATGGAAGCCTATAAGATAATCAGAGATTTAAAACCGTTACAATTGAGCCTATGGGATTAACAGAGGCTTATCAGATATATTTCAGACAAACCATAAGCTTATATAATATATAAGACTATGATTTTAGAAATAGACACTTCTATCTTAGATAGAATACCAACTTTATCTATTAATCAATTAGTATTCCTAACACTTGTATTGAATGATATCAAAACAATCAATCAAGACATTCAGAGACTTCTCAGCCTAGTTAATGAAGAAGAAATACAAGAGTTAGAGACTCAAGGTTTAATTTCTATCCAATATGATAGAGATACCCAAGTCATAAGTAAAACAGAAAAACTAGAAGAACTTCTTAAAGAAGATAAAGCTATGTTTGATATGTTTTATGACCAATTTCCAGTTTATGTTATGAGACCTGATGGAACTAAGGGATTTCTCAGAGCTAATGTAAACAAATGTAGAAAAGAATATAACCACATTGTAGGCAAATCTAAAGCAATGCATGAACATATCATGAATTGTTTAAAATACGAAATAGATGAGCGTATGCGTACAGGTAAAATAGGTTATATGAAAACTATGTGGAAATGGCTCACTCAACATGAGTGGGAAACTATTGAGGAACAAATGAAAGTAGAAACTCCTAACCAAGATTATTACAATTATGGAACAGATATCTACTAAAACACTAACATTTAGACATATATCTTCTGCTACTAATGAAGCAGTAGAGTATATCCGTAAGAGAAAGAATCATGAGATTGTTTCTTTACGTACTAGATGGAGTAAGTTTAATAAATCCTGTATGGGAGGCATTGAACCTAATACTATATATACTATTGTAGGTATATCTGGTAGCGGTAAGAGTTCATTTGTAAATACGCTTGAAAGTGATTTAATAGACTTAAATTCTAATCAGGATGTAGTAGTACTTAATTTTTCATTTGAAATGTTAAGTTCTAGACAAGTAGGTAGAAAATTGAGCAGTAAGTTAAGGCAAACTACTGCTCAGCTATATAGTTCTAGTAGTGATTTAGACAATACACTATTAGAAGAAGTAGAACAAACCTCTCAACAGATAAAATCATATCCGATATATTATGTAGATACACCGGGTACTGTTGCAGATATAGCATCTACCATTGATTACTTTTATGAGAATAAAGCTAAAGGCAAGAAATTTGTGATTATACTTGATCATACTTTACTTGTTGAAGGGCAAAATCGTGAAAGTGCACTACAAGTGATTTCCGATTTACAGAAACTGTTTATTAGAGTAAAGAAGTTTCCTGATACTACAATAATACAGTTATCACAGATGAATCGTAATATCGAAAATCCTGAAAGAATTAATAATCCATCTATGCATTATCCAATGCGTAGCGATATATCTTCTGCTGATACTATCTTTCATGCATCAGATTATGTTATATGTATTCATAGGCCAGAATAAATAAAGCTGTTCTGGATAAATCCCGTTAAACGGTGAAAACCCGATGGGGCAACGCCGTACCAAGTTTATATAGAAATGTATAAATAGTGTCTAACGACTAGTAGTGAAACTACCGCTATTAAAGCTATGTTAATAATTCTACCACGAAAGCGGGAAATATAAACTTATATATTTATTATACGTTCCATATATAGTAATAATTAAATATTCTTATATGGAACTATTAATAGACGGAAAGAAAATAAATATTAGAGATAAAAATAGAATAAAAGAAGAAAATAATACTATTCTATTCAGATGTACTACATGTGGTGAATATCTACCTATTAGTGAGTTTGAACTTCGATGGAATAATAGTAAAACTGAAAAAAATAATGTAAGATCACAATGTAAACATTGTCGTACAGAGGAAAGTAGGCTATACCACTATTATAGAAGAAGGAAATATACTGAACAAGTAGTAAAAGAAAAAATGTTACATTATGATAAACTAAAACATGATTTAGAATATCATAATAAAATAGTATTATATAGATATGCTAAGAACCATTCAAAACGATGTAATATTGAATTTAATATTACTCCTAATGATATAATAATTCCTAAAGAATGTCCAATTCTTAAGCATGAGTTTATTTTAAATGATAAACAATATACTTATTCTATTGATCGAATTGACAATAGTAAAGGATATATACCTGGAAATATTGCTGTTATTTCAAGATTAGCAAATATAATGAAAAATTGTGCTAACTTTGAACAATTAATATTATTTTCTGAAAATATAAAAGATTATATTAAGAAATAGTCTAAACTACACGTATAAGATGAAGGTGTAGAGTGCAAGATAAAGAGCTTGCAGAGAATACAAATTGTGCTCAATATACAGAGTTATGGACCAAATCGTCTACCAGTAAGAGATAAAGTTTATTTGCATATTCTAAAGAATAGAGATGCAGGTGAATGTTCTATACTTGAGTTTGATAATGACCTTAAATACAATAACTTAATTGAGACTATACGAGAAGATGAACCAGTAAAGAAGATTTCGTTTAGTAATAACAATTAAAAAGGCTGAAAATTATGAAATCATATACATTTACATTACCGAAAAATACTAAGAGTGCAAAAACATATAAGGAGTCTTTAATGGACCGAGTAATTAATGCTTATCCTTGGATGACTGTAGAAAGTAAGAGTGATTATCCTTCTTGTAGCTATGGCATTGAATATGCAGGTGCAGGTGATATCATTACTTTAGGTTTAAGTAATACTCATAATATTGGATGGTTACCGAAAGAATGTGCTAATTGTCCGTTTAAGTGTTGGGGAGATAATGTAATTAATTTCGATTTAGAAACAGAATTCTTCAAGGCTATTAATGCACTTGATATTTATGCAAAGGAACATTGTCCGTTTGATGTTGACTATGACTTCAAGGATGAGTTTGGTACTCCGGTTAAAATCTTTGATAACTTCGTACAGATTGGTTATGAAGTAATTCCTATTGCATTTGGTTCTTTGAACTATTTAAAACCGAAGACAAAGAAAACTATTATTGATATCACAATTAATATTAAGAAACGTGGTTTGTTTTAATTAAAATATCTTATTCCATATTATCAGAAATTATCAGAACTTTATCAGAGGAATACAAAAAAAATAAAAGCTTTTATGATTGTATTACCAAAAGAGAAAGTAAAAGCTAAAGTAGAAAATCCTAGATTTTTGATTTTATTTGGTAAACCAAAGGCTGGGAAAACTACTTTAGTTGCAGCACTGGATAACAATCTAATTATTGATTTAGAAGGTGGTTCAGAGTTCTTAGAGGCATTAGCTGTTCAAGCTAGATCCGTAAAAGATTTAGGTGATATAGCTAATGCAATAAGAGAGATTAAAAAGGAAACTGGTAAATATCCTTATAAATATATTACTATAGATAATGCTACACGTCTAGAAGAGATGTGTATGAGCTTTGCTATACAGCTTTATAAAGCTACTCCAATGGGTAAAAAGTACGAAGGTACAGATTTAAGAACATTACCTAATGGGTCTGGTTATTTATATATAAGACAGGCTGTAAGAAAAGTCATCGACATGTTCCGTGGATTATGTGATAACTTTATACTTATTGGTCATACTAAAGATAAGTTGATTAATAAGAATGGCGAAGAAATGGCAGAAATGTCTCTTGATTTAGTAGGCGCATTAGCAAATATTATATGTGGTGAAGCAGATGCTGTTGGCTATGTATATAGAAAGAAGAATGAGACACATATCTCATTTGAAGGCGGAGATAATTCTGTTATTGAAGCTAGAGCACCGCATTTAAGAGGAAAGAATATAGTAGTAGCAGAGAGTGATGAAAATAATAACATTACTGCTTATTGGAATAAAGTTTATTTACCTGAATAATTAAAAATAAGATATTATGATATTTAGTACAGAATTAGCAAATGAAGTAAAGTTGTCAGATAATAGTAATAACACTAAATACTTAGAAGCAGGTATTCATGACAATGTTAAGTTTGTATCCGCAAAGTTTGCAGAGTCTCCTACAGGGAAGAAGTTCATTGAATTTACTTTTGAAAAAGATGGTAAGAGTCTTGTTCATACTGAATGGGAACCAGCTGTTCGTGAAGGCGATACTGAAGAACAGAATCAAAGTAAAGCTACTAACCAGGTAACTCGCATTATGCGTATACTCAAGTGTTTCTATCCTAAGAATGTATTAGCATTCAGTGGCAGTTCTTATAAGGAGTTTGCTAACTGGGTAGTAACAATGCTTAATAGTGCTAATAAAGATATTTTACTTAAAGTAAAGATAGTTTATAATGATAAAGGTTATACTACACTTCCTAGTTATGTCAAGTTTGCCTCTATTGAGCCTATGAATATTCCTATGGGTTTCTATGAAGAAGGTAAGAATGAAAGCATGATTAGAGAAATTACAGGTATTGATCAGTTTACTAAGCCGATTGTTGCAGATAAGGAAGTTAAGGAGGATAATCCTCTTACTACTACTGCAAGTGATCAGCCTAGTGATGATCTACCTTTCTAATTTTGTAGATAATCCTATAAGCAGCCTACGCTAGGCATAATATAGCGATACGTGAGTAGCATGCCACTATGTGAGATGTGACAGAGAAATCAAAATTCATAGAATGGAATAGCATGCACTCACGTTTTATACGATAGTAATGGTTAATTAAGGTTCGATTCCTTAACTATCACTAAAATATATCATATGATTTACGATACAACAAAAATAAAAGATAATGTGAGTATTACTTTAGATTGGATATTATCTAAAGTAACAGAGTATGATATATATGCAGCGTACATTGGTAATTTTAAAGTAGGTATGATATATAATTCACCATTAAGAAAGGATAAAACACCTTCTTTTGGATGTTATTATAGTAAAAAAACTAAACAATTAATGTTTAAAGATCATGGTACTGGAGAATGTGGTAATGTAATTAAGTTCGTATCACTTTTTACAGGACTAACTAACTATTCAGATATACTCAATGATATAGTTAATAAACTTAAAATTACTAATGATACGAAACTCGTTAGCTCTAAGCAATATATACCGTCAACCGAGACAGTAATTGGTATTGTAAGACAAGACTTTACTCTAACAGATATCAATTACTGGTCTCAGTTTAATATTTCTACTACTACTCTAAAGAAATTTGGGGTAAGTAGTATAAAATATTATCTATGTAACGGAGTTGTAAAGGGTATTTACAAGGATAGTAATCCTATGTATGCTTATAAGGTTTATAATAATTTTAAGATATATAGGCCTTTAGCAGATAAATATACAAAGTGGCGTAATAACCTGACTGAGAACGACATTCAGGGGTTTAAACAGTTACCTAAAACTGGAGATATACTCATTATTACAAAGAGTATGAAAGACGTCATGTGTTTATATGAGATGGGTATTCCAGCAATAAGCCCATCATCAGAATCAACGTTTATACCCCAGAAAGCATTAGACCAACTTAAGAAGCGTTTTAAGACAATTTTAATTTGTTTCGATAGAGATGAAGCTGGTTGTAAATATCTTCGTAAAATAAGCCTTAAAACAGGCTTAAAACCATTCTTAGTACATAAGAAGTGGAAGGCAAAAGATATTTCAGATGCTATTAAAGCAAATTCTTTTGAATCTATAAAATTATGGATATATGAAGAGATAGAGAAAGAAAAAAGAAGGCAAAGTACGAAATGCAACTCCAAATGAATATGATGGAATTAAATTTCGTAGTAAACTTGAAACTTATACATATAAAAAGCTGAAAGAAGCAAATATCATAGCAGATTACGAGATGCATCGATATGAACTACTTCCAGCTTTTACTTTTGATAATAAAAAGTATAGAGCAATGACTTATCTACCTGACTTTGTAGGAGATAACTTTATTATTGAATGTAAAGGATATCCTAATGAAGCTTGGCCTTTAAGAGAGAAACTATTTAGATATTACTTATATAGTAATAATATAGGAGTCAATTTCTATATAGTCCATAATCAGAAGGAGGTAGATGAGTTAATAAAAAAACTAAAGAAATGATACTATTTTATAGTATAATTATATATAAATTAACTAAAACTTTATACCATGAAAATCTGCGCAATAAGTGATGTACATGGTCATTTAATTAATATACCAGAATGTGATGTGTTATGTATAGCAGGTGATGTAGTAAATTTACTTGCTCAGAGAGATAACGAAGAATCAGATAAATTCTGGTCTATTACTTTTGTCAATTGGGTAGACAAATTACCGTGTAAAAAGGTAATTGTAGTTCCAGGAAATCATGATATTTATATAGAAAATCTTATCAATGATACTGTAAAGAATTTGAGTTGGCAAGATTTTAAGATTAAGATGTCAGCTTTAACTAATGATAAAGTAGTATTTCTTGTTGATGAACTATATGAATATGAAGGAATAACTTTTTATGGAACTCCTTGGATAGCTCCTATACATTGGCAAACATGGGCATTTGAAGATATTCAGAATGAATATGATGAGTATATATGTCCATATGAAAAGATACAAAATTGTGATATACTAATTACTCATGAAAATCCTAATTATAATGAAAAGCTTGAACATTACTGTTTTGGTAAATATAAGCATCATTTCTTTGGGCATTGGCACAATGGTATATCATATGGTCATTTAAATCAATATAATTGTAGTATATTAACTGATAGTTATCTTGAAAGAGAAAGACCTAAAATAGTAACTATAGAATTAAGTAAGAATGATAATTGATAAACCGTATTATGAAGACAATACGAGAATATCAAATTCTGCTATTGGTTGGTTCTTGAAGAAAGGACCACGTTTCTATCGAGATATGATAGATGGAAAGGAAGAAGGATTAAAACTTCCTCAGCTCGAAAGGGGTACTATGATTCATGAATATATACTTCAACCAGAGGATTTCTGGAATGATTATATAATTCTTGATTATGAAGTACCTAAAGTAAAACAACAAAAAGATTTCTGTGAGACTTATGCTAATTCATTAGAACTCATAGAAGACGATAAAAAGATTGCTGCATACAAATCTGCATACAGTAATTCAAAAAGCTCTGAAACCGTCTTAAAAGAAGCTACAGAGCTATGTAATCGTTATGCTGATTATATTAAAGCATTACAAAGTAAAAAAGATAATCGTAAAGTAATATCTTTTGCTGATTTAAATATGCTTAAAAATATTAAGAATAATATTGATAATCATAAGAAAGCAAAAGAGTTATTAGAGGATATTCCTGGAGTAGAATCTCATAATGAGTTTCATATTAACTGGGAACTACCTATTAATGATTGGATTGCACCTTGTAAGTCTCTACTTGACAGATGCATATTTGATCATATAAATAAGAAGATTACTTTAATTGACTTAAAGACAACTAGTGATGTCTATAATTTTAAACATTCTGTAGAAGAGTTTGATTATTATAGACAGATAACTTATTACTTGCTTGCAATTAGTTGGTACATGAAAGATCAAGGAATTGATATTTCAGATTATGATTGTGAAGCATATATTATTGCTATTCAAACAAATAGTAATAATGAAGTGAGAGTATTTAATATGTTTAATGAATTAGAGTTAGATAGTCGTAAGGACCTTATTGTCAAAACTTTAACAGAACTATCATATCATTATCAGACAGGTAATTGGGACCATACTCGTAAATATTACGAAGAAGATGGTACTGAAGAACTTGAATGATGTAAGTATTTATATAGTTCCATTATGTGATGATAATATTACGTGGAGAGATTTAACTGTAGAAAGTGGATTTATAAATGCTTTTACATCTGATAAAAATAGACCTTTTCTAGAAGATAAGGTCTTTCTTGTTTATGATAGTAGTGTAAACACTATTGAGTCTCTTGAAACACACTGTAAATTATCTAGGTTAGACTCTTACTATAATAAACGGTATATAACTATTAACAAAAGACATTATACTGTTTATTGTTTGAGTAATCCTAAGTATAATAAAGATATTAAACGTCTTCGTAATAATGGTAAACCTTTCACTCTAGATGCCATGCTAGAGATTAATAGATTCTGGCAAGGTATAAAAGTGCCAGAACTAGAAAAAAGGTTATTCTATAGCTGGTATAGATTTGGTGACTCTATAGAAGCAGAATTACCAGAAGAAGACTATTATAGTTATGAAGATATTGGTGAGTCTTCATAACTAAAAAGCCTACTGATTTAATAGTCAGTAGGCTTATCTTTTTATTAGAGTATTTAAACTAATTGAGAATTGATATAGAAACTTTAGAAGTTCATTAATTGATTCTGTAGGTAATTACGTTTTGATTTAGGATCTTGAGCTTCTATAATACTCTTAAATGGAGTTACCTTAATAATATTTTTAAGTATTACAGGCATGCCTTTATATACTCCTCTATCTATAATAGTAAATGGAGTTCTATCACCAATATACGAAGCAGGATTAACTAAATTTATAAAACTACTAATATTATCGAACCAATTGAATGCTGCTGTTGGAGATTTGATTAAAGCCATAAATTCAAAAGGATTATACATAGTACGGAATTCAAATGCTGAACGCATAGCTAAATATGTTATTGACTGTGTTAACCAAGTATCGTAATCATCATCTCCATCAACTATACTAGCTATAGTAAGTGCTACAACAGTGGATGCAGCTATAAGAACTAGTTCATTTAATACTCTTCTAACTGCATATTGTTCATACTCTTGCATATTATTATAATCAGCTAATAACTATTTAATAGCAAAATGTCTATTAGCTATAATATTCTTCAAGAATCTACCTGTAGATCTATAGTAACCTTCCTCTATAGTTTGTAAATCTAAATTATACTGTTTAGGTTTGAATCTATCGTGTAATGCAGAAATCATAAAGTTACGATGTAATACTAAGTATGAGGCCATAGCATTGGCATGTACAGCTGCTTTATCAACTTCTCGAATAGTACCATCTATTCGTTTACTTATGATTTCTATTCTATTACGTACATCATTTAGTAATTTATCTGTGATTAAAGGTTTATATTTATCATCTACCACTACATCGCCATTTGGAAGTTCTATATATGCATCATATAAAGTAGTAGTAAGCTATTTAAATTCTACTGCTCCTTTCTTTCTGTCATTAGAGTAGAATTTATCTATATACTATTGCTTTGACATAAAACCTTCATTATCAACCAAACGATAATTATGATAGATACTTAATAAAGTATGACTTTTAACAGTGTAATCAGACTACGTATATCCAGCAAACCAAAAATTTTGATTAATAGAACGTAATACCTAACTCTAGTCTAATCTATCAAATAACTCTTTGTTATCTTTTACTACCTAATTAAGCATAAGTAAATAAGGTAATCTACCTTTAGGATTAGGATTACCTATGTTCTACATCATGTTAGGTAGTTCTCTAGCAAATTCAGATCTAGCAAAGTTTAAATCTTCTAAATCAAAATACCTACCCATCTTAGCTTCTAAAGTAGTATAAGTAGTATCAGTAAAGAAAGAGGTGCCTATAGACCATAAGTTACCGGATAGGTTTACTTTAGTAACAAATCCTCTAACAATATCTAAAGCTTTACCAAAGTTAATATCATAACCTAACACATTACCCTCAATAGGAGTTTTATTTCTACCATACATTAATCTATCTACTAACAACTATGACTATTTATATACATTAGTAGATCCAGGTCCTTTTAATTCTTTAGAGGTTCTTATAGATAACTATCTTAGTAAATTGAGCATCAATTCTACTTCATCTTGTTTGGCTGACATATTTTTATAATTAGCAGCCATATTGTAGAACTGTACTACAGCAGATACAGCATCCGTAGATATACTATTTGTATCTTCTAAAGGAGTAATAAATCTAGTAGGTATTACTTTAATAGGATCTCCATTAGGCATAGTAGAAAACTCTTTAACAAAATCTAAATCATCTTCTTTTGTTATAGCAAAATCTTCTACGGCATATTTTAACTTATTTAATATTCCATCTTTACGATTCAATACCTACATAAACCTAGCCTCTATTTGCGGCATCATATTTTCATTACTATTAGCAAGGAATGATATGAAACTCATAGCCTCATTCATTATATTAGTAATTTCATTATATAATTCCTTTACTTCTGGTTTATTCATTACTTCGTTATAAGCCTTACTATTATCATAATATTTCTTGTTAGGCTAAATAGCAGGTCCGTTCTCATCAAATTCAGGATTATACCACTCTGAAGATTCCAGTATTTTAGAGTATTTACTAGATGGTACTGTTTCTGTATACTACTGAGCAAATTCAGGTAGTGGTCTAAGCTCTGTATAATATGAAGCTGGATGCATAAATCCTCTTACATCTTCATAATGATTGTTATTAAACCATTCATTATATGCTTGGACGCCTGCATTTCTAGCCTATTCCATATCGTGATAGTACTATTCTGTATTTACTATTTCTGCAAAATTTGAGAATTTATCAGCTCCTTCTGTTTTTTGAGTAGCAGTATATGCATTTGCTATATCTTGATCTAACTATAATAAGCTTCTTTTCTCATCATCGCTTAATGAATTAATGTCAATCTTATTAGTATGAGGATCTTTATATAGATTCTGCAACTGTCTTCTTCTAGAACGTAGTTTCTAATATGTGCTTTCGGGATCTTTATTATTAGGGTCAGACTCCAAATTAGCTATTCTATCATAGAAATCTTGAGTATACCTAGTTACAGTATTTCTTTGTTTCCATAACTATACTTCAGCGGTCTCCCCTCCATATCTTTCTATTACTTTAGCTAAATCCTTTTCATACTTATCTTTATCTATATCATATTTAATATGTTTATTCACTTCTTCATGAAAGGAGATTAGTTCATCTGCTATTACTCTATCTATTCCAGTCTTTTCGCTACCGTCTATATTAAATATGTTAGATAATAATCTTTTCTGTTTACGTAGAGATTCTAACTATTTATATTCTGCTTCTGTAAGTAAATTTTCATACTATACACCGTTAATAGTCATAGATTGTGTAATACCATCTATCATACTTTGGATCTCTCTTTCAGCATCTCTAGTCTTCATAGACAGCATCTTATTTCTAAGAATATAATATTCAGCTTTGTATCTCCTTTGAGCTCTATCTGCATACCACTTAGTTAGTTCATCAAACCACTTCTTTTGTATATCTTCATTTTGCGGTAACACATACATGTTATTATTGTCTTTAGATATACCTAATTTTTCAGCTAATTTATCCATGAACTATCTCTGGTCACGCTTTAATTGACCATTATTCAGTGGGGATACCTTATTACCAGAGTATGTACCATCGTCTAATTTTTCATATAATAACTTCTGCACATCGTTGCCATATTTTTCTTTAGCAGCATTTACTAATTTAACTAATTTAATGCCAACCTCCATAGTCTCTCTATCTGTAGCATTTTTAGTATCATTAAGTAGTTTAGCTATAATCTATTGTACAGCATTATTGCTATTACTAGACATACCGAACCAATCCATAAATAAACTAGAATCATGTTTAGGATCATCTAACCAATTGATAGTATCCTATATCATATTCTGTGGCATACCTAATTCTGTAAGATACTGCTGTAACATACTATAACCCTTAGATTTAAGTACATTTATAAACTTATTATTAACACTATCTATTTGTTGCGATAATGTATTAGCTAATTCTTTTATAGTATCATAATCAGGTTTATCTTTAAATATATCAGTAGTATCAAATAAATATATTATATCATCCATAAGAGGCTTATAGAATCCGACATAGTCATTAGATAACTATCTAATCTGTTTAGCACTAATATTCTTTGTAGGTTTACTTAAGAATTTAATACTATCGTTTATAGATTCATCAATATGCTATAAGAATTGATATATACCTTCCTCTGTTTCGGAATTAGCCAGTTGCTATATTGTAGTCTATAGTTGATTCCATACTTTAGGATTCTTAACAGTGTATCTCTTAATAGAGTTTAATCTATCCTTTAAACCTTTCTGTATCTTTTCATATAATTTGGTTACTTCATTGATTACTCTCATATCTTCTTGAGGTATTGGAGTAAAATCTTCTGGATTATATGTTACACTAGGGGAAGATATTACATCTGAGATGGTGGGCTCCTTGTTAGCGTCTAAATCTTTTCCGTTTGACCATGTTTTATATGATGTAGAAAATATCATTACTTTAGCTTTTATAGCTGCCTCTCTATTACCATCAAAATGATCTAATAAATCCTAGAATAGTATAGAAGGCTCCCCGTTTGGAGCCTTATCTATACCGTAACCATTATTCAAATCCCAGACAGTATATGCAACTTCTGGTACAACTCTTTCTAATTCCTTCCATTCTGGAAGATTTTTATTTGGACATTTATACATATTATCTGGAATTATAAGTTACAAATGAATTTTCTTAACGCTTCCTCAAGTTTGTCTTGAGTATTAACATTATCTCTTGCCATCTACTGCGCGAATTCATTTAAATAGGTTTGTCTTTCATCAGCTGTTAGATCTTCTGGAGTATTTAATATTTTTTGAATAATAGCTTGCCTAAATTGTTCAGTTGCTCTCTGTTCACCAAAGTTATTTCCTGTGACGAGCCAATCATAAAATTGCTATACAGTATCAGATCCCCTTGTAGTCACGCTAAATGGATTACCTATCCAACCTTTATTTACAGAAGATTCACTAAACGTTTCTGGTTTATCACCATATTTCCTATATGCTACTATACCATTAGGATTTGATTTAACCCAGTCATTAACTTTACTCCAGAAATCTTTAGAACCATTAGCTAATTCAACTCCAAATGCTTCAGTTTTTTCTGATATATTGTTTACATCTTGTACTTGTTGCTAAATAGGTTCTAATTCTGTAATCATTCCTGAATATGTTTTATAAGAATCTATATTTTTATCTTCAGTATAATTCTCATTAGCTTCTTCAAGTACTACACCTTCAACACTATCATCGACTTCATCTTGTTCGTACTCAAATATTCTGTCCTGTTCAGCTATAGCATAGTTCATACCAGAATATGATGGTAATTCTCCAATATGATGCATGTAAGCCTTATCTTGTTCAAAATATGTTCTTTCTACTTCATCAGTCATATCAGATAATGCATCAAGATTATTCAAAGCTTCAAAATAATCCCATTCATTTTCCTTGTTGAATTCAAATTGAGTTGATAAACCATACTCTATAATAGTATGACCCTTGTAACTATAACCCTTTTTAGATACCAGACCATATATAGGAGTGTATAGAGTTCTGCCAGTAAGCTTCCCCTACCATGTTCTTTCTGGTTTGTCAATATAACCTATCAATCTATATACATGCCAATTAGCAGGTTCAAAACCTAAACTGTCTTTTATCTTAACATAAGGAGGGAATATTGGGTATTTTATATCATCTATTGTTACCCAGTTTAATGGTTTAATAACAGCAGCCTACATATCAGTTCTCTATCCAAATATAATATTTGGCATAGCTGCATCTTTATTAAGGCTTACAGATCTTAATGGAGCTTGATATTTACCGCCATACATGTCTACAGGTCTTACTAACTTATCATTCTACCAATTATTCAAGAATAAATCTTCAATATCATTGTAAGATTTGTCTGCATCATTAACCATTTGGTCTAATTTACCTTGAATGAATTGAGTATAACCCATATTGATCCTTTCACTATTAGGTAGATACTGAAAGAACGCATTCATTACTGTATTATCTCCAGATGTGTAGAAAGAATATACTGCTAAATCTCTGAACAATCTTTTAACTGATGGTTCTGGATCATCTAACAGTTGTCTCCAGTAGTTAATAAGATTGTTAGCTTGCGCCTGATCTGCATTTAACTATTCCGATCTATCAATAAAGTCCAAACCATTTTTATTAATATTAGGAATTAAGTAGTTGACAAAATCATTAGCTATAGTACCATCATTGTTTAATAAGTGACTTAATCTAGGGTTACCCTTTAATATTTCCTACTTAAATCGATACAATCTATTAGGTATAGAATTACGTCCTTGGAACATAGTATTTAAGTCTATATTGTTATCCTTAACATATTGATTAAATAATTGACTCTTTATCTATGCCTCCATGCCATTTATCACAGCATTAAGTAATTTAGAATCAGCATTAGCAGCTCTACCTAGTAACGACAGAGCGATATGTTTTTGATTAGCAAATTGATCAGTACAACGCAATAATAAGTTTCTGAATATAGATGAACCCAAAGGTATACTATTTTCTGTTTTTGTACGGATGAATGTTTCATTAAAGAATCTAGTAACTTCACCTTTAGCGAATTTACTATTTTCTTCCATATCTTTCATGCCTTTGTAATATATATCCTACTCAGCAAAAGTTTTACCTGTCTTCTTAGTATCGATCTTTGAGAATTTAACTAGATTAGCCAAGTCGTCTGCATAAGGCTTAAGAGCTAACCAAGCGTAGTATATTCTTACTTGTTCCTCATTAAAGTTCTTAGAATCTTCTGGTTTAATCTTTAATAACTATCTTGTTCTTGACGTTATTTCTCCTTTATCGTCAATATAAGTTCTAAATAAATCTTGATATTCTGAAGCTTTAGTTTCATTCTTTCTATTTATGTATTCATACTTTTTACGTAACTTTTTAGTAGGGTCATATTTATCTAATACTTTTTCAATAGCTTCTTTCTCAAGTTGAGAAGGAGTCTTAGTTCTATCAATACCATATTTACCTTTAGTCTTAAGTACTTCATTAGCCATCTCTACTAAGATAGGTTGTCTAACAAAATAGAATGTTTGAGCTCCTTTACCTGTACGTAATAAGAATGACACCATATTATATGTCCAAGCATTAACATTAAGCTTAACAATATAAGGATCTTTGGCTATATCTACGAATGCATTAATCATAGCAGATAACCAGTCTAATATACGACCTCCTTTAGGATTACCTTTTGTAGGATAGTCATATATTCGTCCAACATCTTCTATCTCTAAAGTTCCTGTGAAGCCATCGCTCTACATTCTAATACCTACTAACTAAGTAAGGATATGATGAGCGTTATTCAACGCAAAAGGACCAATACCAGCTTTACCTCCTGTATATTCTGCCTTTCTATCTTCTTGGTATCTAGGAGTATATACTTCAAATGGTTCTGGATGATATGAACTAGTACCTTCAATATCTTTAAGTATTCCCTTAACTGTATCAGTAGTATCATCAATAGAACCTTTTAACATAGCTGAATTATCTTTAGTAAGAAGAATTTTGATATACATTTTAATAATGTCATTCTTATAAGCGTTAGCTACATCTTCTCTAGTTAAAGCATCACCATGAGTTATAATACCTCCATTCTTATTGAAAGAGTATCTAGCTACATACAGTTTATCAATATCAAAGTCAGAACCAGTAAGCTTAGTAAATCCTTCAGGTAGCATGATGGTATCCCCCATAATCTCAGGGAATACATCTACGAATCTTAATGCAGATATTGATGCAATAGACTGTGTAGGAATACGATAACCAATTCCTGTAGCATCTGCACTCTATCCTATAATATTATGATCTAATAACCACTTTCTAGCTTGTTTAAATGTCATTTTACTGTAGTTAGGTATCATATGTTTAAATAGATTTATACTTACTACAGAGTCCATAGAACCATCCTTATCATTAATCATGAGTAATGGTTTTCCATCATTGATCATATCTTCTGTAATAACATTCTAGCTAGTAGCTTCGAGTCCAAATGCAGATCTTTGAATGAAAGCCCCACCAGGCATATGAACATCAATAACTAGTTTATTAATCATAGATATAAATCTACTTTCTAACCATTTATTATCAGATAAAGCAGACAAAGGTATTACAAATGCATTATTCTTAGTTTTAAGACCAGATAATACGTTGCCATTAGCGTCAGATTCTCTAGCGTCACGCTCTAACATATTACCTAACGCTGTAACATTTATATTACCGTCTACAAATAATTCATCTACTATATCCTATCTACCCATGTTAGATAAAGTATTCAATGCTCCCATTACTGTATCATTGATTTCTCTACCTGTTACTTGAGAACCGTCTGGACCATAGAAATCATCCTTACGTAAATTAGATAAGTTTACTTTTAAGAACTATGTACCAGCCATCTGTTCCGGATGAGTATGAGGATTAGTCTCTAACTGCTGTCTGATATATTTAAACTTCTGCCTGTATGTTACGAGTTTACTCAAATCAGTAATAGTATTACCCTATCCGCTTTCTGCCCAGTCTACTATAGAAGCAGATAATACAGTCTGACCGTCTTTAAGTTCTATTTCACTATCTTTAGCCTTTCTATAGTATGCAGTAGGAGATTCTGAACCAGCTTTAACTGCAGAATCAAACATAGCCATATCAATAGGATCATTAGGATCTACCATTCTGTCATATAAAGCTTTAATATCTCCAGTAGCTACAGATTTAAATAACGGGAATAAAGCCATCTTATTAAAGTAAGGTATACCTAATCCGTTTCTAAATCTGGTACCGAATGCTATATACTTCATAGCATTTAATATAACTTTGTTAGCTTCTGCATATAACTTAGGATCAGATTCCCATTTATCTGCAGTATCAGGATTAGTCAATACTTCAAATGCTCGTTTAATGTCAGCATTCCATACACCACGCATTCTAAGTAAATCTCTAGTCATATTAGGACTTATATATACAGCTGCATCAGCCACATTAACTCCTTTCTTATAACCAGCTACAGCTACTTTAGCTGCTTGTTTAGCAATTTTAGTTTCTTCAGGGTAGGTATTTTCTATATCACGTATGCTAAGATCTTTTACCTCATTCCAAGCTTCTTCTCCTAACATTTCCTATATAGTTTCTTTTATATTTGCCCTATAGAACAAACCTTCATACTCATGGTATTGTTTATCCATGATTTCATGATCTTTAAGCTCTGTAACTACATATTCATCACGTATTGGATCATTAAAGAAGTCTAATCTGTTATTCAAACCAGTTGATGTTAAAGAACCTAAACGTTTGATTTTGTCAATAGATACGTCTGTTATACCCTCTCTATCGTACTTCACTTTGTAATATGCAGGTGAACCACTAAATAGCTTTTCTACTTCCTGAATAGATATTATACTATTCATCACATAGTCAGATATCATATCAAATACTGCATATGCTTCCGCATTAGCACTATCCACACTCTAATATCTAGCTGATCTTTCTGTTACTACGTTATCATCAAGTAATACATTACGTATACTCCATATATTACCTTGATCATTCATAGTAATTAAACCAAGATCTCTAGCATATTCTAATTCTTTCTTTACTCTACGATTAATCACTCCAGCTAAGAAAGCCTTTTGTGTTTCTGGAGAAGTATTAAAGAAATAGTCTTTAGCTAATTGTAAACATTCTTTAGCTGATTTGATAGGATCATTAAAGTTAACAAAACCTTTATTAGTATATATACCAGTCAAAAATAAGAATCTAGCTCCATTACCTTCTAAAGTTACAGTGTGCTTAACTCCATCTTTATCTTTATAATCATATTTATTAGTAGTATGGAAGTTTTTAATACGTCTAGATGGCTCAATCCAATCATTATTTATAGTACCATCATCATTATAATGTAATCCTGTTTCTGGATTATAATGATTAGGATCATCATCTATCTGTCTTAAGCACAACTCTATTTGGTTTAATTCATCGTAGCAGTAACCTAATAGATAGTCCATAACTTGCTCACCATACTGAACAAAAGTTTGACCATTGTTATTATTGAATCTAATAGGTTCATGCGGCAATGTTATTCCCTTAATGAAATGATAAGTTTTCTTATCTGCTACTGTAGGGAATATTATTCTATTATTAAATACAGCTGTCATTTTAGCTATATAGTCTTCTCTATCAGTAATACCGTGGTAATCTCTACCTTTATCTCCAGTAGTAGTATCTTTAAAGTTAATAAAGGTTTCCATTGATAGATTCCTATTACCTCCTCTAACTGCCTACAATATAATAGAATGTTCATTATAAACTACAGATTCTAATTCCTAGAATACAGTAGGATCTGATACTATTTCATTAAGTCTATCTTTAGCAAAATTATTCTGTGATACCATATAATAAGAGTTACCATCAGGACCATAGCTACTCAAACTATTATCTGTAGCATGTGTAAATGCATAATAATTAGCCAACTCTTTAACGTAACCTATATTATTCCATACCTACGTAGGATCAACAGTTATGTCATTTACCTTAATTTCTTTAATAGTGCCATCATTATTTATAGCATTTTTAATTGCTTCGAGTACACTTACTATTTTTGGAATACCACCGAAATTAACAGTTGAACTAGAGAACTCACTAATAAGGGTAAATGCATCTGATTTAGGATTGCCGTATCTACCAGATAATAACATTTTATCTATAGTAGGTACATCAATGCCGATACCTATTACATTAAACATGTTAACTAAATACTTCTTAAGCATTTTCTAGTTAGATATTTCATGTAAATCAATACTTCTATCTGCTATCTTAAGTATACCTTTGTTGTTTCTAAATGCAGTAATAACACTATTGAAGTTCTTAATTACAGTATCTAAAGCCTTTTTAGACCCTTCTTCTGCTATAACTCTACCTTCTTTATCGTATTTAAACAATCCGGCATTAGTAAATAATGCTTGAGACCATACTTTAGGATAAGTAGCTGCCTTAACATCGACAGTATTGTCTACGAGTTCATGCTTAATAAAACCAGTCTCTGGATCTTTACTTATCTTAGCAGTTACATAATTGTTTATATCACAGGTAACCACTGTCTCTATTTTGGTAAGCATAGCTTCAGCATCAGCAGCCTTAACTAAATCTTCCTTCTGGTTAGAATCTTTAATAAGTCTATTTAATTTAAATAATAGAGCAGAATGAAAAGCACTACCATTTTGAGCATAAGTAGCTACTTTATCAACTATATTAGCTATAGTACGACACCCAGATAAATCTTTAAGTATATTGTCCCATGCAGTTTTAGCATCAACAAAATTAGCAAAATGAGTAATAGGATCTATCTTCATAGACATGGAGCCGTCTGGGCTAATTTCATATAGAGGTATAGTTTGGAAGAAGAACTTAACCTCTGCAGGAGCATTATCCTTAATGGATATATTCATACCTTCTACTGTATGCTATCCTATATTAACTCTTTCCGCTCCCTCTTCTATATCACTTATAGTTTCATCCTCATTACGATCTATAGCTCTAATACCTAGTTGTTTTAATCTAGTAGCTATAGTTGGCATAAATACAGTCTCATATTTCTCAAGAATCTCATCCATTACAGGAGAAGGATAAGTTCTAGCTTGCGCTTCTATAATAAGCTTAAGCCTTTCAAATTGTTGATTATCCTCAGCCAATGCTGAATATTCAATATTAGGCACTGTAGTTTGCCCATTTACTCTAAAGAATGCATATGTGAGAGACTTGATTATATTATCAAATTGATTGTATTGAGTAATTGTTTTTAACTCATAACCAGCTACTTCTAGATTAGGACCAGATGTACCATATATTTGTCTAAATCTATTTACATTCTCTTCGTTAGGCTTAATTCCATAGAACTTTCCCCTATTAATATCAGAATATATCTTAGCTAATGCATATTGACCAGTTCTAGCCCACAGCTTAATAAAATCTAAAATCCTTCTAAACCAATTCTTAGTATCAAAAGCATAGCTCCCAGCTTCATTTAACATAAAGTCTCTAAATTGATCTGCTAAAGCCTCTTCTATTTGAGAATCCGTCATTTGAGGATTCTTTTTTCTCATTCTATTATAGATTCTTTCTCTTCTTTTATTATCTATCAAGAGTAAAGAAACTCTATGCCATGCTTCGTGATACTCTGTACCTACAGGAGCAAAATTACTAATTAATACAGAATCTTCTATTACTCTACCTACTACAGCTGTACCAGCTTCTGTAACATCTATTATAGTAGGAATAATTTGAGGAGATGTTCCAAAAGTAGAACTTAACCATTCTTTGGCTTGTTCTGGATCTATTCTTTCATTTACCCATAGAGTATTGTCTTCCTATACTTCTACCTCCATATTAGGGCCTCGTTTCTTCCCATCTAATATAGCAAATATATCTGCCATATTCACAGAAGTCTACTTACCACTTTCATCTGGTAGAGTAAATACTTTAGTTTTAATAGGATCTTCGTATTCTTTCTCTACCTTTTGTTGAGCTTGCTACTGTATCTTTTCAGCAGTTTTATCTGCTAACATTACATCATCAACATATATATTAGAATCCCATAACTCATCAGCTATGTCAGTAAGTAATATACCTTGTTTGATATACCATCCTAAAGTACTCATACCGTTAGGATGTTTACTGTCGATAGTTTTGCGACCATTACTTCCTGGAATTATACCAAATTCACTCTAATCTAACTCTATTAAACCAGGGATAATAGTAAGCTTATCTATGTTGCTATTCTTTAAGAACGCAGCAACTGACTTAAATCTAGGATCTGTTACTTGTGATTGTAAATCTCCTCCTAAGTAATAAGTATTAAGTGCTTGTTCATCTATATTCCAATGGAAATTAGACATTATATAATTTTTAGCTTGTTGTCTAATATCCGGTTGACTAACTAAGTCACTTATACTATAGCTAGTATTACCTATTACTAAGTTGCCATTATCATTTACAAAAAATTGTTTTCTTTGTTTGGCTTGAATCTGTTGGGGAGTAAATCTGGTATCATTAGGATTCACAGCTGTATGAGGACCAAAGTTTACTATAAAATCTAATATATCAATAGGTCTAATATTAGTCTTAACTCCTTTAGCATCAGTATAGAATTGTTCGTTACTAGTGACTAAATTCAATATTAGATCTGCTATTTGAGGTTTGTCCGCAAATGTCTAATAGTTTAATTTAACTAATTTAGTATCGTATTCGCCATCTAATCTAGGAACTTTTAACACCCACATGGGTTGACCAAGACTACCACCTTTTACAGATAATATAGTGTTTCGTAACCTTATTACCTCATTGTTTATAGGACCAGTAGTTATACCTATCTACGTATTATCTGGGGTTATCTCAAATGGATCTTTTATAGTTAACCATGCTGAATCTAGTAAGCTTCTATTCTTAGGGCTGTTATCTGGATTTTTTTCATTTCTAAATCTTCCAGTAGTAGCTCTAAGAGCTGTAGGAACTACCTCAAGGTTTGGATTCTTTTTAGTTTGTTCATACAGTTCTATAATCTTATTTCTCAATCTGACCAGATTATCTACAATCTTAGTCTATTTTTCAAACGGTAGCCTATTAAACGGGCTATATCTACCTCTAAGACCACCTTCAACGGTTTTAATAGCTCCGGCGTATTTTTTACCTTTGTAATCAAATATAGCATAAATAGCAGGTTCTACTTTTCCGTCTTTATTAGTATAATCGTGCACTTCAAAGTGAACCCCGTTGTTCATTACTTCAGGTATAAAGTCAGGTTTACTACTTACTAACGATAAATCATCATCATTAAGGTAGTCTTCCATTCCTTGATATCTCTTAGATATTCTAATGTAATTACCATTAGCATCTCTAGAACCTTCACTCAATCTGTAATTAATTTCATGAGAATATGGGTCTTCATCTTTATCATATGTTAATTCCTATGTATTTACAGTAGTGGGCTATTCTACTGGCATCTATTCCTGCTGAGGCTACTGTGACTGTTGTAAACTATTGGCTGCTTCTGCTCCTAACCAATCTCCCATTATACTAGCTAATGTTGGCAATTCTGCCTAAACTGGTTGTTCTTGTGTAGGAGTAGCAGGTACTTCTGGAATAGCATCTGCACTCTTAGTAGGAGTATCGTCATTCTGTTTTACTACTTTCTATCTTTCTTCTGATTTTATTTCCTCTAACTTTTCTGCAGCCTATTGCTCCTCCTATCTAGCTTGCTTCATTTCTTCAAGTCTAGCAGGAGCCTAATCTTTTATACGTTGCGCTATTTTACTGTGACTCTAAATAATAAACTTTGACAATTCAACTTGAGAGTTAAGAGTATCTGCTAGTCTATTAGCTTTACTAGAATTACCATTAGTATACAGCTCTTCTTCTAACTACATTCTAGTATCTCTCATATCTTCCCATAGATTCTTTAATCCATCTTCAGAATTCTCCATAAACTTAGATGCACTATACTCCTGATAATTCTACCTATTTGGATATAGGTAAGAATAAATATCTTTCATAGCTTGACCTGCATCAGCATACGATTTACCAGCTTTGTATTTAGTACTAGGTACAAGAACAACATCTCCTTTAGAGTTCCTTTCTTGTTCAAAGTATTTATTACGTATTGCACTAGCGTTCTATCTTGCCTCTGTTATATCTTCTGGTTCAGTTGCTACATCTTCAGCAGCATCCTACGCTTTACTTTCTGCAGCAATGGTAGGTTCAGGATTGGTAACTTCAGGTGTTGTTGTAACCTCTACAGGTTCTGGAGTTATTTCTTCACTATCTATTACTTCATCCTCTTGCTTCTTTCCAGAGTATAAATCATCCAACTCCTATACAAAAGTATCTTCCTGATCTTCCACATCTAGCCACTTATTGATTTTTGCTATAGCTCCTTTAGGACTATTCATAGCATCTCTCTCAGCCTTAGCTCTTTCAAAATCAAGATTTACTATAATTTCTTTTTCTTGTAAGTCCTTAAGAGTCTGATGAAGGTTAGGAATATTCAATTGTTCCTCTGTGATACCTAAGTCTTCTGCTTCTTTACGCAGCTATTGATAAACAGCGTCTATCTGCTGTTTATCTTTATTTAACAAATATTTAAATTTGATAACATCAGACTTAGAAGTACGTATGCCCGTATTTTTCTCTAATTCAGACAGCTTGTTACCATTACTGGTATAATCAGTTATGAGTTGATCATATAACTCAGTCTGTGATTTTAATCTGATTAAATTACGAATAGCTACTTCTTGATCAGGGGTTACATCAGGCTTAATAGAAGATATATACTGGGATATTTCAGGACTATACATTAACTAGTCTACCTCTGATGTTATATTAGCTCTATTATTAGCAGCTTCAGTAAGTAACGCTTCGTGGTGTTCTTTTAATGCTACAAATACATCATACTCTTCTGTTCTAGGATCTATTCCTGCTTTCATTGCTTGACTCATAGTGACAGGAGAAGTATACATATTTCTAATGAGTTCTGCCCTCTTTCTCTCGTTCTATATATCCTGTATATCTAATCCTTCTGTTCTAGATACTATATTTTCAGCTTCATCAAAAGAACTCATAAGGTTATCATATTTACCAGTTCTAATGAAACTACTATACATGGCATTCTTTCTAACTCTATCTTTAGCATCCATCTATTCTGCATACAAAGCAGATACAAATTGGTCAGTAGGTAATTGATTATTTATTTGTATTGCTGCAGATGGAGCACCGTATACAGTAGTCATTAAACCTCCCAACAATGCACCGCCTTTAAAGTTTTCCATGAATTCCTAATCATTTGAATACACAGGATCCCACGGAGTAATAGCTGCAAATACAGCACGAGCTCCAGTACCAATGTTACGTATAAAACTCTTTACTAGATTTGGATCAGCATCAAAATTATTGTCTATATATCTCTATCCCTTAATGTACTGAACACCTTCTTCAGCTCCTTCTAGTATACCAGATACTAATATACGACCACCTAAATCAGTAATGGCTCTACGTTTAGTTCTCATAGGTAATCTACCTACATTATCTAAGCCAAAAGAAGTTATATCGTCTATTCTATTAGATAATTGTTCTTGCAATCCCTTCTTTAGTTTAGTACCTTTATCAGCTAAAGTCTTTAAACCTTTTACTTTTTTAGCCATAGAACCTATAGGTACTACTTCTATTGCTTGTTGGGCTATATCACTAATCGATAAAGCCATGTTATCTATATATAGAGATCTCAAACCTTCTCTATTATCTAGCATAGCTTTATTAAACTTTCTATTATTTATTTTGATATCTCCAGAAAGTATACGGTCATATACATACTCATCATCATTAATTTGATCTGCGCTATAACCCTATTGAGCCATCTTAATCTTAGCATCAGCTAATACACTTTCGTCTACACCTAATTTCTTAGCTGTATTCTTTACTGACTGCTTGTAGTTCTAGAATACTTCAGCTTTAGACTCTTGATCTCTACTGTATAAATTAGATCCTATAGATATTAACGCAGCAGCTCCTGCCACTAATGGATTACCAGCACTGGCAGCATAATAAGCAGATATAGTACCTAACAAAGAAGAACCGACAGAAGCAGCACTAGATCCTGCTAAACCCGGTAATTTGAATAACCAAGTGTCTATGTCAGAATAATCCATACCAGGCTTTTCTTTGTTCTTTCTATAATATTCTGAGGTTAACTTTTCATCAAATCTCTTAACTTTATCAGATTGTATTTCGGCATCTCTGAGAGAAATTATCCTCTTATTATAGATATTATCATCTTTCATACTACCGTCAAGTCTAGTAATGGGGTTAATTTCTTTATCTATTTCTATTAATGCATTATCTAGATTGCCTTGTTTAAGACTACCTGTAATATAACTATTAAGATAATTGTTATTGAATTTACCAGATATAGCAGTATCATATGCAGATTTATTATTAACTTGCATTAAAGATGCTTCCTATAACTGCTATTTTAACTATTCATTAGTAGGATCCTGACTTAACTGTCTAGATAATTCTATTACTGCTTTACTAGAGTTTATATAATCTTTTAGGCTGATTAAGGTATTATAATCCTAATCAGCCATTACATACTCTCCTAACTTAGCGTCTCTTTCAGTTTGCGCTTTTGTTAAATTCCAATCATAGAACGCATTAGAAGCCCAATCTGTAAAACCATAATTGTCAGGTGCTTCTTCATAATTAGCATCTGGATTAGCCATACGATGCATATACTCCTCAGTATTAATCTGAGGAGCTATCATAGCGTCATACATTGCCGTTCTTTGTCTAATACCATCTATTAACGATGTATCGTATACTTTCTTTTTCTTTGCCATATTTATCTGCCTAATAATTGTTGTGCTGATGTCTGGTATTCATCTTTAGCCTAAGAAGATCCCCCAATACCGCTAGAAGATCCGCCCTGCCATCTTTGATTTACTCTTTGCCAATATTCTGAGGATGTATATGAATTTGGTAACGTTCTATAAGCATCTACTTCATAGTATTCAACTCCATCTTTGCCTACTACTTCAGTTACTTTAGAAGCACCGAATTGTTGTTTGAGAGCTCCTTTAGTAGTCTATCTGCCAAATGGCATAGAATAACTAGAAGCCATTTCATTAAACCACACAGGATGATTTACCCACATACCTGTTCCTAATGATTCTTCAATTCTTTCCTTAGGTATTCTAAGCTTGCCAGATAGAGCCATACTGCCAGGCCCAGTTTTTACTACTTTATTATTTGGTATAAATTGAACTCCGCTTAATTGGCCACTTTCTACTAATTCTCTAAATGGTAAACTTGTGTCTCTTCCTATACCGGCATCTCTACGAGCTTTTCTACCAGGTCCTTCATTACCAGCAATCATACTAAATACTGTTTCCGGTAATAAGAATCCTTCTGTAGTATTAAATTGATAACCCTAATGCTTAATCCCATCACTATCTTGTATTTCTGTAGACAATGCTCCAACACCTGTTAACAAGTCGTCTTTATCGAGTAGTCCTACTGGTGCACTTACTTTATTAAGCGCAGAATTCACTCCTTTTAGATAAGATTTAGTATTAAATTCTTTACTATCCTAACTAGTTAACGGAGAGAAACCGGCTACTCTTTGGAATTCATCTCTTACTACGTGCTTACTAGCTAAACTAACCATTTGGTTCTATAACTGTTGAGCTCTATTACTAGCCGCTACTGCTGTTACATAGTCTTCATCGTTTCCAGTTTGTCTGTATCTAGTGCTGTATTCATTAGCTGCCTATACCATAGATCCGTATTCGTTCTGCATTCTGTCTATATTGCGCAGACCTTTACGTGCATCGTCTGCAATTTTACTGTTAGGATACTTAGTGATCAAACTAGATATATAGTCTCTATAACTATTAAACTTATTACCTATACCAGACATAGTGTTTCTAGTAATGCTATCATTTAAAAAATCTAATCTAGTAGGATTAGGTCTTATTACTTCTTCATTACTACCCTTGTTACTTTGTTTAGCCATAGCTAACCAATATGGGTCTACAGTATCTTGATTCACAATTCTATCTCTCTGTGAGTCAGCTATCATTCCTACAAATCTCTGTCTAGCTAATTCAGTATCACCTCCAGAAGCATCTAATGCTTCTCTATAATACTGTTGACCCTAAGGCGTACTAATTAAATCATTAAACTTAGCATCTGCAATATCATACAATGTATCATAAGTAATGCCTACTCTATTGTATTTGACTCCATCTTTCCATACAGATCCTATTGAGCTAGGTTTTAGGTTACTAAAATAAGGATTAGCTAATTCATCAGCTGTCATATAGCGTAAAGGAGTAATTTGATCAAATACTCTCTTACTTCCTAAAGTATCATAATTAGGTATGTTTGCAGAATCCCAACTTTTTTTATATCTTCCTTCTGCTTCCATTTTAGCTCTCATCTCAAGACCTGCCCTAAGATTATCAGCACTTTCTTTGAGTAAACTTAAAGATCCGTAATCAGTATTACTAATTATAGATTGTAAGTTAGCACGGAATCCAGCATCTTTTAATGCATCAGGATTAGATACTATTTGATTTATAGCATCTTGCACGTCCTAACGATTAATAGTTAGATTATAGTAATTCTAAGTATCTATTGCTGATGGAGATCTAAACTCTCCAAACTTTTGCAGTTGAGTGTTAAATTGTTGCGCAGCCTCATCTACAGCCTATTTCTGTGCGGCTCCTATCCTGTATAGTTCACCAAAGTTGATAGGTACATATGTGTTCAATATAGGGGCTTCTGCCGCTCTATCATATCTATTAGCCTACATTGTTACCTCCTTTTCTTAACCATCTGTTAAATTGTTTAATAGTATCTGATGTATAACCAGATTGCAAGAACGGAGCAAACATAGCCAACATTGCATTATCTCTAGCCTCTTGATTACTCATCAATTCTCTATTCTGAGCCCATTGACTTAACTGACTTAAACCAGCTCTACGTATGTTTCTAGTAGTAGCTCTGTTTTGAGCATTAGCTTCGTTAGCTATATTTGTAGCATTAACCCATTGCTGTCCTAAACTATTCATAGTATTGGCATAATCACCTAAGTATTGGTTATTAACATTACTTTCTTGAGATCTTAAACTAGCTATAGCTCTATCAGTATTAACAGCTGATTGTAATCTATAAGCTAGGTTAGCTCCTGTATTAGTATTAATTTGGCTAGCATTATAATTACTAGTAGCTCTATTACGATTTAAATCTTCAATAGCAGGATTAATATCATATCTACGTCTACGCATACTATTGGCAATGCTTGTAGCATAAGGATTATACACTGCATCAACTGTTTCAGGTCTACCAGTAAATAAATTAGACATAATAGGAGTTAAAGAAGCTATCCCTGACAATGCGTTTCCTACTTTATCAAATAATTTATTACGTCTATCTGCTCTAGTTTCTCTATAACTAATATCATTAGGTGTAGCACTAGGAGACTCTACAGTATCATAGTCTGCATCATATACAGGATCTACTGTTGGAGCGTCATACCAAGTAAATGGTAATTCTGGTTTGCCTTCATCAATTAATCCTGTACTTGTAGAAGGAGTAGTTCTACGTCTTTTAACCGAAGTACTACTAACACTTACAGGAGTTGTAGTTGAGGTTGAAGTAACACCATACGAACCAGGAGGCACAATGCTCATTGGTCGCTGTGTGTTTGACTGTACACTCACCGGATTAAACTGTGTAGGCCAACCGGTACTAGCTGGTCCATTATATCCTTCCCTTGCGGTTATAGGAATAGCTTCATTAGTATCAGTTACTTTATATGTTATACCTTTATAGTTGAAGGTATCACCAACATTATATCTAGTTCCTTGTACAGACATAGTTTTATGTCTACTATTAGTTCTGCCAATAGTATCACCTAAAGCAGCAGCTTGTATCTACTTAGTTTTAGGTTTAATGCCTTTACTTTGTTTAACAGATTCCTGCATAGCAAATAACTAATCATGAATCATATTATTATTCATTTCATTTAATTTTGCTGCATTCTCTGCAAATCTGTCATTGTACTTACTTTTCTTTTTTGCCATCATTTTCTCACCAAGTTGTGCAAATGTTTCTTTTCTACCAGGTACTTTAAGCTTATCGCTTAATACTCTACTACCTTCAGGTAAACTAACTAAATTACTGTCAGTAGGTTTATTGTTCTCTGGTACTTTATTTATACTTCCGTCTGGAGTCTATATTAATTCACCGTCATCTACGTAAGCTAAAGAGGAAGACATTCCTCCATTAGCCATAGTATCTGTATTCATCCCTATCATATCATCATACGCTTCACTTTGTAGGTAATTAGTACCTTGTACAGCAGCTCTATTACTATAAGCATTCTTCTTAATTGCTGCTCTCTTTCTACGTAATCTTCTATTACCGAATGCTCCAATTAGACCACTACCAAGACTACCTTCATCATAATCTGTGAACGAAGTCATTTCAGCTTCTTCACCAGATCTGCCTATTAGCCCTATACCAGCTCCTACTGCAGCACCAATTGGACCAGCAACTTGGAAGCCAGTAGCTGCACCACTAGCTATGTCACTTACAGATTGTGCAGCAGCTTGTCCTCCTGTAGTAGCGTTAGATTTCTAAAAAGGAGTAGTTAAAGTATTTAATATATCGGGAGCATTTCCAAGCAGGTTGTTTCCAATTTCTTTGAATTGAGTTCCAAATGCATATGCTGGTACTTTTGTTTTCTTTTTACTTTTCATATCAAATTAATGAATTTCTGTATGTTGTTGTAATCTATGGTATTTCAAAAGTATGGTCTATATCAGAATCTAACTCATAATCACAAATCATATACTTACCTCGCAACCTAGCAGGTAACGATAATGTATCTTCATTCTTATCTGCTCTAGGTACTGGGAATCTAAATGTATCTTCTCTATAATCAGTTATTATATGTTGTTCAGGAGTAATAACATTACCTTCTTCATCAAGTTCTTCTTTAGTATGTTCTCTAACTGATTCTTGATGTTTAGTACTGAATTTCATATAATCTATGATATCGTCCTTAATATACTCTTGATTACCATCTCTGAACTCTCCTTGTAATCTAACATTATCAAATACTTTAGTATAAGGAGCATTCTTATTAATAACTATTTCTAATTTAGCTTTTCTATCCAAAGGGGTTAATCCTATTACTCCAGTATCATGTATAGTGTGCAATTCATTATCTTTTATTGCTACTACTCTATCAGAAATAGGTAACGACCATTTAGGGTTAAATGTATAGAAAGATGTAAATCTACCTAACTACTCATTAAATATTAATGGTTTGTTTAATATATTAAACCACACCTCATTATACTTCTTATCAAATAAAGACATAGCTTTAGTTCTATCTTCTTTAATGTTTTTATTAAAGTAAGATTGTACCTGCTTTTCTTTAGATAACTAACTTACTTGACCTGTATAAGAACATATTTCGTTCTTATCATAATCGTACCAATAAAGCACATTATCTGAATTAATTATACTTTTATCATTCTTAATAGATGAACCATTAGTAGTAGTTACATAGTCAAATCTACTTAATATACCACCAGTACCTAATACTAACTGATTTACATTATCATCAGTAATAAGTGACCTTTCATTGACAGAAGCTACTCCTACTCCAGTATCTTGGAAATAGAACAGTCTATCCTTAAATACTTTTAGATTGGTTATATCTCCCCACTGATTATCTACATCTAAATAATCAGCTACTTTGAATTTAGACCACTAATCTATTACTTCATTATTAGTCTTAGCCTATGAAGTTAATATTCTATTAGTATACCTTACGTCTTTATCAGCATACATAGAATTAGGTACATACAATTTACCAGTATTCTATGCAGAATAAACAGAATTATATACAAAGTAAGGAAGATCTTGTACGTGTATATCCTACATCTAAGTAGGCTCTAACTGTAACCAAGAATCTGCAAAATTTGAACTAGTTACTGTTCTATGAATCTAGTCACCGTGGAATAAATTCATATTAACAGTGCTCTCAAATGGTATATAAGCTCCTATGTAGTTTTTCATACCATCCCATTCCTTAGCATCAGGCAATTGGAACAACATAGTATTAGGATAATCTAACAGGCTTAGATAAGTGTCCCCTCCGAATACATATTTACTATCATGTGCAGATATACTTATGTATACTGAATTCTATCTAGATGAAAACGTATTACCACCATATATAGAATTGCCATCACGTTTAACATTAAACACAGGAATAGCATTAGTAGAGTCAAATGAATGAAGCTCTGGATATCTATTAGTGGGTACGCTATTAAATCCAGAGAATACATTTTCTAGTTCAGGTACATGAGCTATAATGCATGGACCAGCTGGACCTTGTAATGACTGATTGTCATTATGAATAAAGTCAGACATAGAGTAATTAGTATAAGTTCTATTACCAACATTTATTCTTTTAGCTACTACATCTGGAGCTCCATACATATTATAGTCTATATTAGGCGGATATTTAGCGTCTTCTATATATGATATATCTTGAGATTGACCAAATGTTGGAACAAAGTACTTAGCTATAGATGCTCCGCGATATACCTTCTTGCCTCTACTATCCTAATAAGGAAATCCTACTGCTAACACATTAAGATCCCATCTTCTACCATAACCTACGTATGGTACAGTATCTTGTTGTAATACTTCTCCGTTTACCTGAGTAACATAATCTGCTGCAGCGAATATACTACGGCTTACACTATTACCTATAGTATTACCATTAGCGTAGTTGTCTTTAAAATCATTAAATTTGCTATCGTTTACTTTTCCACCAACGAATGGGGAATAGTATGAACCAATTCCATCTAAGTACACACTACCTTCAAATAGTCTAGTTACATCATCCCCTTGTACACATATCTCTGGAGATACGAGGCGTATATAATCATTTGCCCTCATAGTAAGAGAGAAATTACCAACGTCTTCAGCTGTACCTGTTGATATTGCTAGCTGTTCACCAATCAAACTACAGAAGAAAGGTGTAGGTCTCATTTCTAAACTACTATCTAACTCAGATCCTTGACCAACCCACTTATCCTACTCTTGAATTCTATACTCATATACGTAACTACCTATAGTCTACATAAGCACAGTTCTATCACGTTCAGTTCTATCACAACGAACTATTTCATAACTTACTGCGCCAACCGGCATTTTCTTTACTTTAAATTCTATACCTAAAGCATTACCTATAAGAGTATTGTTCTCATATCTAAACGGAGGCATTTGAGAAGCATGAGGCATTCTAATATCACCTATCCAGAGTACAGGAGAAGCTACAGATTTATCATTATAGAATATTATACCGAATCTATACACTTCATCTCTCTAGTATCCTCTATAATTAGCAGCTATATATGGATCAGCATAATTGGGTATATATGGGTTATTCTTCTGTTCTTCAGTAGGCTGTACTATTTCAGGCATTTTATTATCGCCTCTGTTTATATATCTAGTATTATTTCTAACAGTAGGCACATCCATACTACAGGATTGATTCAATCTAAACTTATCTTGTTTACTACTTAGATTTATATCTGTAGTTACAAAGGAATACTCTATATTAATGCCGTAACCACCTAATTCACCATCTTTATTGTATATATATGTATTCTAAGAATTAGATGCATCTTTTGTATACTTTACATTATTAAATGGATTTATACAATCATGAGTAGTAGGAATACGTTTGATAGCTTCATCATCTGTTATAGACAGACGAATGTTATTACTATCTAAACTAGATAATAACTATATGCTTCCTTCTGAATTAGCTCTATATGCTCTAGCATCATAGTCATTACCATCTTCATCTTCTGGTATCCAAGTATTCTCTGTTACATTAGCAGCGAATAATCTATTTTGCATTTTAGCAAGAGTCTACGCTATAAACTGATAACCAGTCATAGCATTGAATTCATCTACAGATATATCACTTAAAGTAGCTCCATAATCTACATACTGTATATTTGTCTGACCATCTGGTATATCTATCTCATCTACTATACTAATAGTAGGAGTAGCATTATTCTATTCATAAAATATACGAATTACTCTTAATTTATTAAAGTCCTAAAGAGATAATTCGGTAGATAGCATTACTGACTTATTTGATGCTTTGTTTAGACCTGTACCTTTATATTCAGAACTACCTTGACTAGTTACACTATTAGTTAAGTGAATTAACTCGCTCATTGGAGAAGTAACAGTCTCAGTACCGTGTACATTAAATAATTGATAGCAATATGTTACCATTCCAGCTTTAAGATTACCTTCAGATAACCAACGGAACTTAAATGGTAATAAACTTACTACTGGAGTTATTTCTAATGAACCAGGGTTGATTATATTTCCATTCTCATCTATAAGATTAGAATTGTCTATATACTCATTACTCATTATGTTAACAATCTTAATAGGACTGTTTCCATCAGTAAAGTATATCTTTATATTAGTATCTGATTCATAGTTACCTACAATACTTAGTGTGGGATTCTTAGATAAATCTTCACACAACCCTAGAGCTCCTTTACATACTAATTTGATTTGAGGCATATTACTATCAAACCCCATTAATCTGTATATCTTATTAATGTTATCAGATGTTTTAGTTATTACTACCGCAATATCATTTATAGTAGTAGTACCTATTATCGTCTCATCTTTAGGTATAATAGTATCGTATCTTCTAGGGTTCTCTATACTTTGTAATACTCCTGTAGTTCCTCCATCGTTGGTGACAACACGGACATCCTCAGCATATCTATACTGAGTATCCGGTATCAAATTTACGTCCTAGTCCATATTAAGACCACCCGTAAATGTATTGACTTGTGCAGTATTACTTATCATATCAATCTTAATGCGCTATCTTGGTTATATAATATCTGTTCTTCACCACTAGTACTGAAAAAAGTATCATGGTCGTTCATCTCTGGGTACAACTTATGCCAGGTGTTCTTTATCGATTCTATTTCATCTGGTCCTGGAGACATGGCTTCAGCGTAGGCCTATTTGCGATAAAAATTCCAACTATTTCTCATATCGTAGTAGTCTGATTGGCTTATCTACCCTTTTAACTTTAGAGGATAAAAGTGTTTAACTCCTAGATACCACAATAAAGCTTCTTTATAAGATTCTAAATCCGGTATCATTGGCATACTGTCTTCATCAGTATATATAGCATAGTAAGATATCTTAATATATCCTCTAGGTACATTAGTCATTATATAACCAGGTTTGGTCATATACTATAGATCGTAACTATACATAGTACCATCTTTATGTCCTATTCTGTTACCTAGATATCTACCGTTTGCTGTAGGCACAGTATTCTAGTTTATCAATACGCTTAATGTTTCTCTAAGGTTGTTGTCCTCATTTAACTTGTCTAATGCTTCTCTATCATTAGTAAGATTAAACATATTCTTAACTAATGGAAACATTGCAGCATCTTGTACTAACATACAAGCTTTGCTACAACATTGATTATCATGAGATACACCGAAGCTAGATGTAGCTTTTCTCATAGGTAACCATCCTCCATTACAACAATATGAGTATGCTACCTAATCTAGTTTATATAAATCACATGGTAACGATACTTGATGGCATTCTATTGGAAGTATTTCTACTTTATGTTCAAACTACTGTATAGCTCCAATCTTAAGCATTCCCTCGAGTAACCACTCCTTCCAATCTGATATTCTTATCTAGTCCTCCTATAAATTGAAATCTGCAATAGCCTTTGCTATTACAGTTTTAGAGGATATCATTCTGTTGTTTATCATAATTCTATATAGTCTCTTATACGATTTTTAATTATTTTACAGAGGTCCCTCTTATTATCTCTTGAAGCTATAAACTAATACTTAGTTTTATTAGTAAGTAGACTATCTTTCTTTGACCAAAAGAAACGGTATTTCCATCCATTACTATGTTCATTAAGTAAATAAATTGGCTTACCTAATTCTTTTGTAGCTTTCCAATCCCATCTAAGACTTTTACCTGTAAATTCCTTTGGCTAATGTTTGATAATTTGTAAAGTACCTAATCTGCATGGAAACTTAAACTCTTTACAGTTGTACATTACTTCATCTCTAATGTACTAAAAATAGTCATTAATAATATTCTTATATGTCTATAAGTCAATATCATATGGCGTATTAGGTTCTATGTACTATTTATAGCTCTCATAGAAATCAGTAGTAGTATAACTCTTTCTCTAATATTTCATACATCAATTATTTATCACTAACTCTGTTCTATGTATCATCATGCGCATCATTGGTATCATCACTAGGCATAGTAATCATAAAACGTAATTCTCTCTCTAATATCATCTATGTAATAGTTGGTATCATTGCAGACGGTATAGGAAACTCACTATCTGGATCAAAACAAGCATTAAGCTCTGTAGGATCTTCAGCTATTACATCTACACTGATATACTCTAGCTGATTAGAATCACCATCTACGTATATTCTATTATTCTTAACCCACGCAATGTAATCTTTACACGTAGCTTTTCTATACTTCTATAATTTAGCTTTAGTACGGCTACCTATCTAAATTATATTACCAAACATATCACGTACATTTATTACTCCAGGTCTATAGTTAAAGTCTATTAACTTAGGGAGTTCTTTATCTCCCACATAAGTAAAGTAACCTGGTACAGTTTCTTCACGGTCTAAATGGATAGGTTCTATAGTAGTAAGATAAGCTTCGCTTACATCGTGCCCTTTATCGATCTACTATTTTATCAACATAGATCTATATCCAATGATCCATTTCTCTATTTGAGCTCTGTTTAAATGTTCAGACTCAGCTACGTTGTTATTACGAGCTATGAGCAGTATATTATCAATTATTTCATTAAGCGTCATTATCAAATCTCCATTTATAATTTAACACTCTGTTAATCTTCCCTAAACAATTTTTTCTTATATCTACTTCTCTATTAATATTGCCATATACCACCTTTGCAGCATAACTCATAGAATCCCATGTATCAATATAATTATCACTCAAATCAAACCTATGTACTTTGGTTCCCCTACTTTTTCTATATTTTTCCATTCGAGTGCCATAGTTTAAATTATACTTTGCATCACACCATTCTAGATTGTTTACATTATTGTTGTGTGGATTTTCGTCTTTATGGTTTATATGTGGCAAATTATTTTCATTACTTAAAAAAGTAATTGCTACTAATCTGTGCACTCGATATCTTTTTCTATTCTTGTTAATATTGTATAAACCTACAGATAAGTAATCATTCCTATCTACTTTAGGAATTAATATTTTCTCAGGAAAACTGTGCCATCTTCCATGAGTCCCATCATACCACTCCTCCCAAGTTACTCTACCAAGACTTTTTATTCTTCCTAATGTACTAGCTTGATATAAACCTTCGTAACCAGGAATATCTTTCCATTCTTCTTTTAATGACATGTCTATTTATTTTAATAACGTTATAAGCCATATAACGCATTTTAAGGCTGTTATAGGCACTTTCTATTATCAGTAATACAATCCTTTAATTTAAGTAATAGCGGTCTTAAAAAGGCTTAAAATAAAAAAGGTTGATCTTATTGACCAACCTTATCCATAGCATTCTTCATATCCTAAGGGAGCATTTCCTTCATAGGTGGTGGAACCATCTAATTAGCTTTCCTTATTATATTCTTCAACTCATTGACTTCTTTCTATAGTTCTAATATTTTATCGTTCTCTCTAGCTGGTTCATTATCTACTCCCAACTTATCTAATAATACTTGGCACTTAGCCATTTCTTCATCACATTTAGCTATTGCCTCTTTTCTCTATTTGTACGTATCATATTGGTTACGTACTATATTTATAATTTCTTGTTTATCAGTAGATATAGTAAGACCTATAGAATTATCTGTTATAACTGATTTATTCTCAGGTATAGTAAACTTCTTAGTCTCTCCATTACACTATATAGTTATATCTACTACTTTCTTTCTGGGTTGATTAGGCATAGGGAACTATCCTGGTGGTAGTGGCTCATCATATATTGAACTTACTTGAGTAACAGAACCCTCATTATACTCAGTAGTTTTCTTGAATGTACCAACTACTTCTATTATATATACCTTGTCACCTATATTTAATTGATTGAATAACATAATAAGTTAGTTTTATAAGGGCTCAATTAAGAGCCCTTTTGTTTATTATTACGCACCTGGTGCGGTTATATTTGCAGGATAAGCATTCACTAACTAATAGACATTATTACATTTATTATAATATATTAAATATCTAAAGTTTAGTTGTAGGTCACCTGCTTGTACATCTTCTTGTAGAGCGTTGCGAAGCATAGATTGATTATTATTTTCACTGTTACCATCTGATAAACCTACTGGTAATGAAGCGCTAGCTTCAGCAGAAGACTGCCTTACATCCAGAAAGAATAATCCTTCGTTTGGTAAACTTCTATACTCTTGATAATTAACGTCATATCTTACTTCAGTAGAAGTAGCTACTACACCAGTAGTTTTAAGTACTGGAATTCCAGATATAGTATTTAATCTTCTACGACGCCTTCCAAATAAAAATGGACCCCAAAATGGGAATAACGGTTGTACATTATAGAAAGGATACATAATTACCTCCTTTCTTTATTAGCAACCACAACCACAACCACTGTTATAACCTACTCCATTAAAAGCTGCGTCACCAGCATAAGCTCCCATAGCAGCAGCTCTAAATATTTCAGGATTATAGCATGACAATTGTGGGTAAGGAACGCTTACTGTATTAGGTAATTTACATTTAATACCATCCACATCTGACTGTAAAGAGTTCAGTTTAGTTACAATCGGAGCAGTAGCAGAGCTAATCATATTACCAAAAGTAGCTGTCTGATGTTCCTGACTCAACTGAGTAAGCAGTGTAGAGTTTCTCTCACGTAAGCTATCAATCTTATCAAGCAAAGCCTGATTCTGCATAGCATCCAACTTAGCGATTATAGATTGAGTATTAGCTGTGCCACTATCACGAAGAGCTAAAGTATTACTGTTCATAGTATTAACTAAGTTGTTAGTCTGATTACATACAGACAACTGGTTTTCATAACCCATCTTAGTAATATTGTTATTTACAGCATCAATAGATCTCTGAGTAGTGCAGCAGCAGTTAGCTAACTCAGAAGCAAGAGATGCATTACCAGAAGTAATGGCATTGATTACTTCACAGCTAGACAATTTAGTATCACAAGAAATCTGACTTACACCAGAATTGATAGTATTAAGAGCTGTCTGAACAGCATTAATATCACAATTCAAAGTATTAGACAGTGAGCTTATAGCTTCCTTATTGCCATTAATAGCTTGCATTAACAGGTTGGTGTTAGCATCAGTATTCAGCTGAGAAGCTAAACGACCTGCGTCATTACCTCCACGACCGAAACCGTTACCACCAAAACCACCCCAGCAGAAGAAGATCAGGATGATCCAAATCCACCACCAACCGCCGTTTCCACCGAAACCACCGTTGTTCATCATAGCCATCAAAGCAGCGGGATCCATATTACCTTTATTAGCATTCTATATTAAAGCAGCAAGACCAGCGTCAATACCGCGATCCTGCACAATAATTCTATCTTCTAACATAATTGATTTAATTTAAAAATTGATTTTTATTAATATCTAACGTAGCGAACTGCTTTGCCACGTCCATATTCTGAATAAGGTTCGTACTCTTTTTCTCTTTCGAGCATACGTTCGTAATCGTCTTCATAGTCTCTAGCTCTGCTAGTAGAATATACTCTACGACCACCACGCATCATACCACCTCTTCTACCACCTCTACGGAATAAGCCTATGCGTTCAAACTCGTCATCATCGTCGTCTTCGTATTTGTCACGCTTTTCAACTTCTTCCTCATAGCATTCCATTTCAGCTTGTCTGATCTTATCACACATAACGTAAATATAGTAATACCACATCTTACCTTCATCAATGTCTTTATCATTGATCCAAGCCTTTGCCAATTCAACAAAATGCTTAGTACTATTAGAGTTAGTCATACTTATAATTACTTTATAGTAATCAGAATAAACCATGTTAAGTGCTACGAACCAATCATAACGGTTAAATCTGCTACCCAGATTTATTCCGTACTGACTAGCTAATGCGGTAGTTTCTTCTACAGACCAATGCGGTCCACGAGTACCATCCTCATTTTCCATTTTACTTACAGCTTTACGGGCATGTTCCTCATTGAAGTGAGGACCGTGTTCTGCTTCGTAAGCCTTTACACGAAATATTCTATGCATATTATTATTGATTAATATTATTGAATATATTGATTTTACTTAGGTAACTCAATTATGCGAGTATTGGTTACCTCGATTATTGGATTACTGTTAACTATCTGATATCTTTTGGTACGTATACGCTTCCAATCAAAGTGGAAGAACCTAACGAAGCCATTACGGTACTTGTTCTTGTATTCTTTCTTCTCTTCTACAAACAGAATCTATTGATTCTTAATATCTAATGTGGCTTTAAGGATTGAATCCTTTCTACTAACTATGATAGTTGTTAATGGATTAATTTTAAGTTCTTCGTCAAAATCTATTAACTTATGTTTTATAATAGTTCTAACCGAATCTTTAATCTCGGTATTGATTACATTTACATCAGTTAGGTTCTTGTCTTTGATTTTAAGCTTTTTCTAAGCATCCTTAGCTTCTTTTAATAAACTATCATTACTAGTATTTAGTTCTTCTATAGTAAGCTATAGTACTCTGTTTAACTATTCTTTCTAGGATGCTAATTGCTCGTAAGCTCTAACATTGTTAGTTATTCTGTCAATCTCTTTATTCTTCTTTTGTAGCTAATGGTTCTAAACAAAAACAGTCGCAATAAGTAAACTAACTAAACCTACTGCGACTGCTCTGAAATTCTTTGTAAACCAATCAACTATTAACTTTACTATTGGTATCATCTGTGAATTCGTCAAGTTTTACATCTAAAATCTATTCCCCTTTTTTCTTTACTAACTTCTTAAGTATATCCCATATTTTCCATTTAGGATGTAATTTACCTAAGTTCTCAAGTAACGTAAAGAATTCTACGATTGCTATAGCACCTGCTATAAATTCTACAGCATGAAGATTAATAGAAGTTACTATAAACTTTTCAATAGTGAAAGCGCAACATATAGCTACTACTGAATCACGTAACTTATAGAATATCTTTGAAAATAATCTCTTAGAATTAGCAATTACATCACCTTCTTTGTATTTACTTTTTTTATTTGCTTTGCAATCATAAATAGTATCTATGATAATAATAGCAGCTAAAGCTAGTATAGGAACATATACGGGAGAGTATAAAGATATTAAACCACCTAAAGCTCCGGCAGTAAACTTCTCTACACTGCTAAACATGTTCTTAAATATTGGCATCGTCTATTCTCCTAACTGATAATAATTCATAGATAGTGGCTGATAATAAAAATCAAATAAGCCCTGACAGATTAAAAGGGGAGTAAAATCTGAGAGGGCTCGAAATTCCGTTTGAGATTATAATTATATAACGATAAGGTTTATTTAAGGTTTCCGTTTTGAAAATCTTCTTGCATAAACTAATAGCTCTTTATAGCGTAATATCTTCAGACTCATTGTCTGAGTTACTGCTGATTTACTCACGACTGCAACCTTTTATTGGTTAATTAAAACCAGTTTTCTTCAGATTCTATAGAATCTATTTGTTCGTAATCTTCATCATTTAATTCCAGTGTAGCTGGAGCAGCTGGCAATGCCGGTTCACCATAGAAGGTAATTCGAGTCCCGACAGGAGCACCGGAATCGTCCAACCCATAGCTAGAATGCAAATGGAACAAACCCGCAGCAGGCCCATCGTCCGAGTAACCGCTGATTAGAAGAGTTCTAGGTGTAGCTGTAGCATTCGTCCAGTGATAATCACAATAATAAGTTGTAGCACTTGCTCCATTACCCACTATAGCTGGGAACAAATCCGCCTAATTATTATTAACGAGTTTTTTTACATATTGACTAGTAATTGTACTTTCTTTAAAGTCTTGTAATTCATAACCTGCTGCAATTAATTGCTCTGCAGTAGGATTAGTTCCTCCTTCAAATGTACCAAACTTAGTATAATCTTTGCAGATGTATACACTATTATCAGTACCAGCAACTACTACATCAATTACATTCTTCCACACATGACCAAATGGATTCTCAATACCACGGTATCTAGGAACATTAACTACCTTAGTACCAGTAGACGTACCCTCTGCATTAGTATTAGTATGAGTATATTCAATTATACCAGTACCATTACCTAATGAATTAGTAGTACCGCAAGGTACAAATGAATAAGTAGTAGCTCCATTTACAGTTACAGTTCCTAAAGTTACTCCATCACCCAAACCACCTTGATGATAACCTTCTGCAGTTAAATTAGCATTAAATGCTTTCTGGCTATTCAATGTAGCATATTCTACTACGAATAACCAAGTGAGATCTCTGTGAGCATCATAAGTATACATGTTCCAACCATCTCCGTTTGTTCTAGCATATGTTTGGAATGTTGTTCTATTTAGACTAACTTTTGGAAATTCGTTTGCTGTAGTTAAAATACTTCTTAGTTTATTTCCAGCATCAACTGTTGCTTCATAATTAGCAATGTATTTCTTATTAACCTTCACGAATCCAGGTAAGTTATATTCACTAATTCTTACTTCTACTTTATTATCTGGAGTAGCTATTAACAGACGATAATGTTCTGGTATCTCTACCATTCTGTTTCCACCAGCCCCAAGATCTACTGTAGAACCATCTTCGTATTTACTATGATTATTCGGATTTAAATATCGTATGGTGCTGCTCTAATCTATAGTACAGCTTTTCATCTTACTCTGGATAGGAAGTGTTCTATGCATCTCCATATTACCAGTACGTACACCATCAGGACTAGAACTATTAGCTAAGTCGAACTTAACGCCATACCACAGTTCATTCTCGTTTCTACTGAGCTTACCAATCTTCTCATCAAGAGTAACAGCTGCACTTATAGCACTAGGACTATTTGCTAAGTAATTAGTACTTGATAAATCAGGCATTTCATTAGCTTCAGTTAAACCTACTTTATCATTTACTTTAAGTATTGTACTTCTAAGCTCTGTAATATCTGCATTTAAAGCTGTTTCTAAACTATCAATGTTACCTTGCAGTTCTGTGTCCTTAGCTTTAAGTTCTTTCACTGCATTCTCTCTTGCAACTTTTTCATCATTAATTGCATCAGGAAGAGTTTCATTAATAGCTATTTTCTCAGCACCGGTCATTAAACCAGCAACAGTATTAGTAGCAGGAGTAATAGTAATATTAGATAAAGTAGACTGTACATATTTACCACCACTCTTTTCTACTCCAGTAAGGCTAATAGTAATGTTATTAACATCTGTCTAGTCTAATTGGAATGTACTCAGCAAGTTATTAGGCATAGAGTTAACTACATTCTCCATAGCTTTACCCTTACCACCATCATAAGCAGTGCCAGTGATATCACCAATAATAATAGCATTAGAGTCAATGTGTATGAACTGTGAACCAGACCATCTAAACTGATAACTTACTTCACCAGGAGTTACATTAACATATATTTTATCTCTTTCACCTACTATAGGAGTTTCATGTTCAGCATCTGCATATAACTGTATATTCTGAAGTACTCCAGTAGGAGATACAGTATAAGTAGCGTATGCATCCATTACATCATCAACATATGAAGGCAATTGACTAGCAGGTACTTTACCATTGCCATCAAGTTCAGCAAGACCATTAGGTTGACCTTTTAATGCTTTGAAGTCCTGTAAGTCTTCGTTCACATCATCAATCTTAGTATCCAGTCTATCTACTTGAGCTTTTACAGCGGCATCACCTTTATTAATAGCATCTACTATACTAGTACCTTTAAAGTAGTTATTGCTACTATTATCAGGTAAAGATATAATGTCACTATTCTTATCATAGTTTAAACCAACAGATTGGACAATCTCTTTAATGTGAGTCCATTGGTCTACATTAGCATCTCTATTCAGTGGTATCCACTTCTTAAGATCAGGACTGTATGACTTAATAACATTACCAGTACTATCTGTTGCTAAGTCAATCCAGTAAGAAACCTCTTTAGGATTTGGAGCATACTTAGATGCTATGAAATTAGGATTTTCTTGTTTAACCATATTTGCAAATATTTAATAATTAAATAATCTCCTGTTCTGGAGTATCGTATTCTTTCTATCTCGTATATTCATCATTGAAATATACAATATTGTTTTCATTATGTTATTGGATTTAATGCTACAACTTGACCAGCTTCAGTCTTATCAAAGTAATTAACTACAGCAAACTCTTCTTCTGCCTTTTTTCCATTACCTCCTTCACTGTTTACATAACTTCTGATAAACTGCTATCCTCTCTTCTCACTGTTACCTGCCACGTAACCAAAACGGAATTCAGTACTTATATATTCACTATACACACTACCATTTTCTTTCAAAGCAACTACTCTAAGCTCTATTACTTCAGAGGCATTAGTAGTGTTAATACATTCTAGTTTATAGGAGCTTTATAGTTCTAATCCTTTTCAGCTACAACCATGTATTCACTACCTTCAAGATTGCGCTTAGGATCTAGCTCCAATATCTTTATACCATCACATTTATTCATAACTATTACTCTTTAAAGAATCCACTAGGAGCACTTACTTTATTAAATACTACACTATCAGTAGTAGCTAATGATAATTGAGCTCTAGTAACTACATGAGGATTATCTCTTCTAGCAGCATGAGTATCAATAGCATTCTGTGCATTAGTAATCAATTGTTTAAGCTCATTAATTTGGGATTGTATATTATTATCCGCGTTAGTTCTATTTTCAATCTCTTGATTAATTAACTCAGTAAGATCGGTAACTTTACCATCTACATAAGTCTTAAGTTCATTCTTAGCCTTAGTAATCTCACTATTTATATAGCTTCTTAAATCACTAATTTGCTGATCAATCTTACTATCTAACTCTTGTATATTCTGAGTTAATTCAGTAATCTTTTGTTGAATAGAACTTAAATCTCCACCTATTACTTCAGTTATGTCTTGACGTATCTCTTCAATACTAGAATTGATATTAGTAATATCTTGAGTTATATCACTGATATTAGTATTGATATTATCAATGTTATTATTAATGTTTGTAATATCCTACTTGACATTACTAATATCACCTTTAATATTGTTAATCTCATTTCTAATATTACTAATCTAAGTAGTTAATTCTTCTACTTTCTGATTAATATACTACCACAGTTTATTAACTTCCTCTTTCAGTTCATCTTTAAATTCAGCTAATTCATTTCTGATTTCAGTTATAGCTTCATTAATAAACTGTTCTATCTAATCAAGAGCTCTATTAATATAATCAATGATAGCATCTACTTGCTTATCATTCAGATCTAGCATCTCCCATGTATTAGTATCATTACGATAGTATCTAATACAACCACCATAGTAATTAGAGGTAACGTCAATCCAATAATCTACTTCTAGAGGATTAGGCTACGTATCTGATGTTCTAAATCTAACTATTTCTCTCTGTAACATATATTATGCTTTAAAAGTTGTTATTTTATCTTCTGTGCCAGAGTCATATACATCAAGATGGACCCAGTCACAATCTTCCTCTAAACGTATTTTACATGGCAACAATAAAGGTTTAGCCTTTATTATCTCTCTTACTTCTTCTGCAGTCTTATCATCACAAGTAAAGTCAATGGCATTACCTGTACAATTCCCCATAAATACAACCTTTCCGTTACGCCTAGTTATTAGAGTTGTGTTTTCATTATTAACACACCATACTACTCCTTTATACTTTTTAGTATAATAACAGTCACGTTGTACGTCACTACAGTCTTTAGTCTAAGTTATAAACAATTTATAAAAGTCTTTTACATTATAACTGCAACCACGAATATTTACCTATACGTTTTTTTCATGTTTCTTTACGCATCTCATTCCACATAATATAGACATTATTTGTAAAATATCTGTATTATAATCATCAGTAGAGTATATAGTGATTCCACTATTATTATCTCTATTGTCAAAAGTACCATCAAACTTAGCGTATGTAATTATTAGCTGCTTTAATATGTCTGGTTTAAGAGATAAGAACCACAAAGGAATCTTTTTATCTAGGCCTATAATCTACTTAACTTGACATCCTGTAGTAGAGTTAATATAATAAGAGTATACACCTTGGCATCCATTCTTTTCGTGACTTTTACTATAATTTTTTGTATAGTTCCAATGTAGAGCGGATAATATATCTTCTAATTCTTTTTTATCTCTTTCTTTCTTTAAATTAAATCTATACGCTACACAATTTCCTTTTATTTCTAAATATCCATCTGATATTACAGCCATACAGAAACGGAGCAGATTAATATCATATTCATTATTACAAGAAGATAAACCTGCTGTTTTAAATAATTTTCTACTACCGTGTATTGAATCTGCTAGTTCTATATGATAACCGTTATTCTTTTTCAGACTATTTAAATAGTTCTACCATTTCTCACTGATAACCTTATTAGTTACACGTTTGTATTTTCCTGTCTGATTTTGAACTATCATTCTGTGTTTATCTGTTACTGCATAAGAAATATGTTGATTCTCTGCACATAACAGTTCTCCATCGAAATCATATCTTATTATTCCATCTATAGGCTTCTGTTCTATAGAATCATTCTATATATTATATGTAAACAACATGTCAGAATTTAATATGTTATAATATTTCTTCCAACCGTTGTTAGTCAAAACCTCTGTATCTTTATCAAAACAGTGCCCGCTAACATATACTCCTTTCTTACTCTTTACTAAAGGACACATATTACAACGCATACCTCTTTGATGCATATTACCAATATTAATATGCATTGGCATACGTAGTATATCTGTACGTAGACACAGCAATACATGTAGTAACTAAGTGCTTAAGAACATCCATGACTATTCCCCAAATCTACTATATATGTGATTACATACTAATTCCTTTACGTTAAAGTAAGGTTTAAGCTGTTTAATTATTTCTTCTCTCGGCATCATTGTTATTCATCATTAGAGCATCACCAACTAGATTGGCTGCTACGTTCATACCAAATTGTTTAGTATCGTTATCTATCTCACTTACCTTCACGTTGATTTGAAGGAGCAGAAGATATATCTGCTCCAACAATTCTCTATCTGTCATATGTGCTAAGTATGGATTCATCATCTTACGAATATTACTGTAGCTGTTATTTCTTTATATGAGGGGGATGTTCTAGTTATAACAGCTTGTACTTCAACATACTAATAAGAGGCAGAATCGGATATCGTTATTGTAGTGCTACCAGCACTTCCGCTAGTTGGAGATACAGTACTATAGTTAGTACCTTGCCCAATACGTGCTGTCCACGGTGAGGAACTATTTACTACCGCAGTAGCACTATTACCTTTGACCGTCTAACTAGAAGGTGTTACTGTAAATATATCAGTTACCCCCTCCTCACCTGCTTGAGTTACAGTAACTGTTACACTACTCTTCTAATTACTTAACACAAAAGTACCAGTTCTTTCAGAAGAGGATGTATTACGATTTACAGATATACTAGTTACATTAGTAGTACTAGTACCAAGAGGAACAAACCAGTCTGCATCAGACGAATATACATAATCTACTGTTTCTTCAGTTACACTACCATCAGAGTGTAATACGGTTTTATAAGAATTAACACTAAAATTAACCTACTATGTTGCGTAAGATATATTTATCTTAGAAGGATTAACGGCAATACCATATGTAGGACTATACTCTTGCTAATTTATATATATGTAACATTTTAAGCCGGATTCAGCTTGTGTCAATGTAATAGTACCAGATCTAGGTAAACCACTTGTATTATGCGCTACAGTGTAACTACCATTACTATCAACCGTTATCCAGCTTACGTTAGCCGAGAAGCTCACATTATCAAAAAATACTCCATTCTTCCTACTTACATAAGTATAATCTCCTGACCAGTTAGTAGTCTTTGCTGGTACGTTATTAAACGTAATGCTCTCATATGAGGATGTTTCACCAGATTTTCTGACCCCTAAATAGTATTCATCAGCAGCTTTAGCATCTTGACTAACATTAACAGTTAATGTATTACCAGAACCACTCTGAGTTAATACTACTTTTCCACTTCTTGCAGATCCACTATTATCGGATGCACTGATAGTCACTTTACTACTAGTAGTAGAAGTAGTTATCCAGCTAGGTTTACTAGACACACTCCAAGATTGACTACTACCATTCTTAGTAGATATTACAGGTATATTGGCAGCAGTTCCATTAGCAGAGAAATTCCACGGGAAGCTTGCACTAGTATCTGAAGTACTACCATCTTCCCAAGTAAATACATAATTATCAGCAGGTGGTACATAACCACTTTGTGATATTGTAGCATAATCTCTTTTTCCAGATTCACTCTATGTAAAGTACACATTTGCAGATCTAGAAGATGTAGATGAATTAGAACTTATAGTAAATCTACCATTACTATATGTAGCCCATGAAGGTAATGTACTACTATCTATACTATATCCTAAACTGATCTGATTACCATTTACCAACTTATATGAAGTAAAGCCTATATCTCCTGTACCACCACTAGCTCCAACATTAACTTGCCATGGACTAATTGTAAATACATACTCAATAGTAGGTTCAGCACCTGCTTGAGTAACTGTACAAGTAGCTGACTTACCACCATGAGTTGCTTTAATAGTTGCGGTTCTACTAGATGTAGATGTATTCTCTCCTAATGTTAAAGTACTAGGTGAAGCAGTACTACTAAGACTACCTAAGTTAGTAGACAACGTAGGATTACCTGTTTCTTCAGTAACATCACCACTCTCCCAATATATAGTTCTCTTAGCACTAGCTGTAATAGTAGAAGTACCTCCACTACTAGATACACTAGTAGGATTAGCTGATACAGTTATTACCCATTCTCCATATGAGCTAGCAGTATCTCCACTTTGTGACAAACTAATAGTAGCTGTTTTATTAGACTCATTCTAAGTTATGGTAACTGTACCTGATCTAGATGAAGTACTTTCATTAGCAGAAGCACTTACTGTAGTTCCACTTAAAGAGAACCCACTACCAGATATAACTGTAGATTTCAATGACACACTAGTATCACCACTCTATTCTACTCCATCTAATACTTTCCTCTTATAAGAACTAACAGTAAAAGTCTTACTACCACCACCAGCTCCAAATGACATACTAGTAGGTGATACTGTTAAGTAGTAATTCCAAGTCTCTGTTTTCTTACGTATATCATCTATCTTTACACATTCATTAGCTCCATAAGTAGAAGCATTATCAATAACGATTAATGAATTAATAGCTAAAATCTAGGTCTTAGTAGGACATTCTGTCCCACTCTTACCTAGACTAAGCTTACTTAATATCATAGAATATGTTGCTATTTCATTACTCATGTTGCTTATTCTTTAAAGTTTCTATTTCAGCTTTAAGCTTTTCAATCTCATCCTTAAGCATCTTAACTCCTTCAATAGCTAATACACCTAACATTTCATACTCTACCTTCTTAACCTTAACATACTCTTCACCATCTTTAGTGAATGATTCAAACTGTTCGGGATTACTTACTTCAGATTTAGGAGTAATGCTTTCATCTACTATATCTTTAAAACCTAATTCCTCTAAGTTCTATGCTATAGTACCTATTTGCTTCTAATCATTCATTATAAATGATACAGTAGGTATAGAACATATCTAGTCTAGAGTATAGTCTAAAGGTTTAATATCTGATTTTAAACGAGCATCAGATTCTTTGAAGAAGCCATTTGCTGCATATACTTTATCAGTAGCCTTAATATTACCAACTACATGTAATTTCTCAGTAGCAGTAACAGCACCTATGGATACCATATTGGTACTTGCGGTTAAATTTATACCTCCTGTAGTAGTGCTATTATTTGCAGAAATATGAATGCCGTTATCTCGTTGAGATATAAAATACAAATCATTAGTTGTTGGAGATCCTGAACCTATATAACCTGCATTATTGCCATCACTATTATTGAAACTAATATATCTAGCGACCATATTAGCAGAAGCCTTGATGCTAGCAGAAGATGTAACATTACCTACTGCTATATTATCGTAAGAGTATATAGCCTATTTAGGAGTTATAGTTACTGTTCTAGTTACTCCAGAAGTGGGCATAGCAGCATTACTTATAGATTCAACCATGTTACGGAGGTCACCGTTATGGTATGCGTGAACTATAAAAGTTTCATACTATTGCGGCTATTTAAACCACAAATAGATACGACCATCATAATTAAATACTTTTATATCTCCAAAGCTATATCCATTATTAACACCAGCAGCACAAAGTATTTTATTTTCAGGAGGATAGTTGTAGAACTATATTACTGTGTCAAATGGAACATTATTACCATAGTAAGAATTACCAAAAATTCTCACTGTAATCATAGTGGAATCACTAGCTGAATTTCTTAATCTCACTAAACAACCATTACGATAATTGTATACTGTTTTTGGTAAATAACGCTAATCTAACTCATTAGCATAATTACCTTTGTGGAGTAATTTATAATGAGTACCTCCATAATAGAAAGTTGCTCCTTCATCTAAACTATCTACTCTACCTAATGATATACATGGATGGGTTGTCAGTTTATCATTATATAAGTATGTACCTAATGAATCCGTATACCCTACTTCTGCAGTTTGTGCTCCATTATTAATAAACTAAATATAACCATTAGTATTAGTTCCGTATAAAGTTAAAGGAGTTACTGATGAAGTTTGATTTATCGTCAATGTTCCAGTCATGGTGTCGCCAGCTTTCTTTACGAAAGCAGATGGACTGATACCACCAACTGTGTCAGCATTGCCAGCATTAGCTGGTTTACCAACGCTTACAGTCTATGCATTGCCTCCAGATGGAGTTACTGTGAAATTACCAGTAGAACCATTAGCAAATGTATATGTAGTATTAGTATTCTATGCAGGTATACCTAATGCAGTTATATCAGCTTTAGTTACAGCAGTAACACTAGCTACATGACTAGTAGAATCAGTAGAGAACTTATAGAATCCAGATGCTTTACTAGGTGCAGAACCAGCAGGATGTACATAGTTATTATATGTAGCTCCTTTAGTTAAAGTAAGAGTATCACCACTAATAGATGCAGTAGTAACAGCATTACCAGAACCAGCTACAGTTACTTTACCAACCTTCTTAGCTAATTCTGTATTCATAGTAGACTACAGATTATTGATGTTAGTCTGTAACTAATTATCACCATCCTTTCTAGCTTGAATCTCTACATTCAAATCGTTAGTAATCTCGGATGAACTGCTCTCGATAAGCTATTCTAATCTATCTACTTCAGTAGTTACTCTATTATCTAGATTAGTAATTCTATTAGGTATATTGACGTCTAAGTTCTACTTATCAGTTGCAGTCATTACACCAGCTGCAGATTGTGTAGCAGCAGGTATAGTCTATGACTTAGTAATAGGATTCGCATATGAATTACTAGCTGCAGATAAATCAGATTGCTTATAGTTAATAGTTACACTAGTTGCATTTCTAGACGTTGCATCTACACCAGTAACTAGGTTATTAGGTAGTGAATCAAGCTTATCACCAGGATTCTGTATACTACCAAATTCATTATATAAGCTATCTAATCTACCTTTATCTATTGCAGACATAGCACCTGCATTAGTAGTTGTAGCTGATGGTATATCTATATTATCATCCTGTAATGGACCATAATTTAAACCATCTTTAGCTGCATACTTATAGTTAATCTTAACTAATTCACCAGTACTAGTAGTAGGAGTAAGATATGAAGTAAGTTTAGTAGGCATACTATTTAAAGCATCTCTATTAGCTTTACCTTTATCTCCAGGATATGCAGTACTAGGAGTTTCACCTAATGCTAAACTCTGACTAATCTCTAAGTATTGAGTACCAGTCCATCTATATGTTAAGTTAGTATCTTTAGCTACATATATCTTACCAGTTTCACCAGTCTAAGGGAATTGAGCTTTAGTAGAGTATTCTAATACATCATCTACATAAGATGGCAATTGAGCTGCAGGAACCTTACCAGTTGAGTCTAATTCAGCTAAACCGCCTGGTTGACCTTTAGTGCTAATAAAAGTATTTAAACTGTTAGTAATAGTAGTATCACCTGCTTTCCTATCTTCAATTTCTTTCTGTAAAGCATCTTCTAATGCATCAGTAACTCCATCAAACTTATTCTCTATACGGTCTATCTCTGCTTCTCTATCTGCAATCTCCTTATCAATCTTATCATCAAGATCGTCTATTCTATTGTTTAAATTGGAGTCAGCTTCTTTTAAGTCTTCAATCTATCCAGGAATAGTAGTATTAAGTTCTACATAATCTTCCTTACTCATTAGACCATCCATAGAAGCAGTAGCATTAGCTATACGTATATCCATATAGATATTGTTACCACTCTTAATAGTATTCCATGATACACAAGGAGTAGCATTCTATCTGAAAGTAATGCCATTAGTTACTAAGTCATAAGTAGATGTATTAGTACCATCTTTAAACTTAATGTTAGTTAATGCTAAATTACCTATATATACATACTGACCATTATCTGTAAGTACTTTAGTACCATCACCAGTAGTCTTAATAACTGTAGTAGTATATTGTTCTTTACTATAGTTTAATGAACCATCTACAGTAATAGTATCAAATACTACTTGAGATATATTATCTGTACCTTCTTCTTTAATAAAGTCAGGAGATTCAATGTATATAGTACCACCAACTATAGCTACTTCAGTTGCTAAGTCTAATCCGTTTCTATTAGAGTTAATAGTATAGATAAGCTTACCTTCTTCTATAGCCTGCTTTAATGCGTCATAATCTTCTTGACTTACTTTACCATCAACGATAGTAGGATCAAAGATATACATAGTCATATCTTTAAACTCTATCATTCGGATCTTACCATTTCTTTCACCATCTTGGAATGGAATCATTTCCTATCCTGTGACAGCAGTACGTTCTGAAGCTTGACTAATCTTTAAACCTTTAATTCTTGCTATCATTGTCAATTAAATTATTTTCTTTCTACTATTCTAACAGTACTACACCGTTATCTTCCCATAACCAAGGATCTGCATCCTCTGTTAACAATGCTAATACATAAGGATCATACAATCCTCTAAAGTATCCATTACCACAACCACACTTAATACAATACGGTTTGAGTTTCATAGGTATGCCACTATATAACTACGGTTTAACCTAATGTAAATATCTTTTTAGTATTTCAGAATCTATGGGAGTAGTAACACTAGATGCGTTACTAAACTCCAATAAATCTGTTAACTCATTGTATACTATGGTTGCTACAACATCTCTATTGTTCCTAAGTATATTAGTTTTAAGTATAGAGTTTGTTTTACTGTTTATATATTCTCTTGCTTTATCCATAGTAATTATGCGTTTGCGTATGTTTTAGTAGTAAGATTATTTTTTGCAAATATCAAACCTTCTGTTGGGTTTAATCTAGCAGAATAAGTGTCACTTCCCAATACTTTTTGTATATATATACTACCATCTCCAGATATAGATATCTATGAACCATTACTACATCTAACATATATGTTTCCTTCGTTAGGAGACTAATCCTAAGTTCCGTATATATCTATTAGATAAAAGTCTGAATCTGTAGATTGAGGTACTCTCAGTCCACTAAAACTATCACCTGCTAATATTACTTTACCGTTAGTACTATCCCCTACGTTAAGTTCATTAATTTCTCCAGAGGAATTCCAAGTGATATTACCTTTTGCTAGCTGTCCACTACCATCAGAATTTAAACCAAACCACTCAGTAAATGGAGACTAAGCCTAACCCATGCGCATGCCTGTTGAATCTAACTTAAACTAATAGTCATTAGTAAGCTGAGATATATTGTTCTTTTTTATATAAGTACCTACTGTAGATAATCCACCAGTATTATTAATCATACTTAATCCGCTACCGTCTAGCGTAAGCTTAGTATCAGATGTAGTTAACTACAACTAACTATTCTCAGAATCAGCAGCTAAGTGTATACCTCCAGCTCCAAAGTAAGCTTCACCATTCTCAAAGTCTAACAAGAAATTAGGTCTAAATGAGTTAGAAGTGTTCATAGGATCTGAAGTGTCAATGTTCTGATATTGTGAAGTATCACCACCACTGGCGTTCTTACCTCTTTGTGAGAACATTAAGTTGTTATTGAATACAGCTCCTCCTACTAATGAGTTAGGTGCAATAAGTAAGTCAGTATAGATGGCTTCATAATTCTCTAATACAGTCCATGCACCAGACGTATCTATAGCTGGAGATTCATTATTCTACTGAGTGCCAATCCACGTCATTACCGATTTCAAGAAGTAATAGTTACCATCACTAGTATCATATACGTAAGGAGCTTTCTCTCCATCATTAATGTATGGAGTACTAGTACTATATATACCAGCAGGATATGCTATAGGTTGTGAACCTACTGGATCTGGAGTAATTATACCACCCATAGGATTAGGTTTAGACCATGCAGTTTCCATATTATCATTAATAACTCTACACTGAATAAACCATATGTAATTATACTCATCACCTTTAGTAAGCTCAGGAACATCCATAGACCAACCTGTAGGGTTTCTCTTCCATTTCATAGTATCATTCCAAGCCTCCCCAGTATAAGTAGTTTCAGTGCCTTTACAGTATCTGACTTCATAGCCTACTCCAGGAATACCAGATCCACCATTATCACCAGTCATACCAGTCATATAGTATGGATCACACCATTGTTCCATTAATGTGTTATCTCCACCATTAATAAGAGCAAATGTAGCCCATAATACTTTGCCACTACTTAAAGCAGGTGCAGTAGAACTCCAACCTGTAGGATAACGTTCAGCTGCATTTAACTAAGGAGCAATTTCCCAACTATTGTTTCTAGCAAATCTGTATTCATAGTAGTTACCATCCATGCCTTGAACCTTACCTACATTTACCCATTCGCTACCATTCCATACCCATAAGAAACCATCGATAACCCAACCATCTCCTATCTAGTTACCTTCCGTTGGAAGAACATCTGTAGAATCTAAAGTACCTTTAATAACAACTCCTTGACCTGATACTCTAATTACAGCACCCCATTCTATTACTGTACCTGTTTCACCTTGAACTGTAGCTATACACTTCCACCATATACCAGTAGACATATCAGGAGTAAGTACCCAACCATCGCCTGGATGATACGGGTCATTACTAGTAGGTTTCTCAGGTTGAGTAGAACTCTACTTAAACGCTTCTACTTGATAATTAAAGTTATTACCGTCAAGACCAGGTACACCTGTAATTAAATAAGGTCCTTGCCAACCTCTTTCATCTTCAGGTAATGATTCATCAATTACTAGCTTATTATCAAAAGTAACTAAAGCTTGAATACCCCATATGGCTTCTTTACCAGTCACAGAGGGCATACCTACACCCCAAATACTACCAGGGTTAATATTCAATCTATCTGGATCTCTAGGCTTAACATCACTACCAGATGTCTTAGTATACATTACTCTAAGGTGTTGACCATCTTGACCATCATCTCCCCATTTAGCCCATAATGACGGAGAACTAAAGTTACCCCATTTGTGAGTATCACCTTTATACTTTCTTTTACTAACCCATTCATATTTAAACTCTTCACTTACTCCCTTAGGATCATCTGTCCAAGGTTGTTCACCAGGAGCTGATTGAGGTATATATTCATCCTGATCTGGATTATTATCTGTAATCTCTGCAGGAGAAGCAGGTAATTTAGTACGCTGATATATATACTCTACGCCATCACCATCTTTACCATTTACTCCCCATTTGGACCAAATAGTAGGATCACTCCACTCACTCCAAGTACCATCAGTTTGCAAGTTATGTGAACAAACCCATTCGCATTGGTATGATTCACTAATACCTGTAGGATGATCAGTCCAACCTTGTCTAATAGCTTCAGTCTGACTATTACCTGTAGGTTTAGTAGGAGTAACTAAACTAGTTACAGTAAGCTTATACACGAATTCAATATTACTACCATCAGCTCCGTCATGACCATCTGCTCCAGTAAGGCGTACAGGTGTACTCCAAGGAACTACAATAGTACCTTTACTAGAGAATGTAGCAGTAGACATCCACACATAACCATTAGGATTACTATCACTACCAGACCAACCTTCAGGATAAGTAATAGTATTAGTGTCATAATCCCAACTACCACCTACAGGAGTATCAGGTCTCTCCATAGTTTTAGTAGACTTATATGCTATTACTACTCTAGTGGTATCTCCGTCTATACCTGGTACACCATCAATACCATCCTTACCATCTTTACCGTCTTTACCATCTTTACCGTCCTTACCTGCATCTCCTGTTCTACCTGCAGGTATACCAAATGAGAATAAGAACTTATCTTTATCTAAAGATACAGATGCAGTAGGTGTACTTGATTCATATACATCCTTAATTGCAGCTTTAAACTTAGAACTACCTATAACTATATCAGCTACAGATTCAAGCGGTAATTTATAGTTATTGTCTTTCTCTGCAGTAACAATGTATTCACCACCTGTAGCTTCAAGCTTCTCTTCTAAGTCTAATATCTTTACACCATCACATTTTTGTATCATATCTGTTTATTTTATAATTTACAATAACCATTACTGCAATTTCCTGTACTGCAAGTATTATTAGAACAAGAGTAACAAATACCACTAAATAAAGTAGCAGAGTTACGCTCTTTCTCTAAGTGAAGACACTTATCGTTTTCTGTATTGAAACAATCACCTTTCTGAGTAAGAATAGCATTGTTACAGCAAGTACTAGCTGCACATTTTGGTTTAATAGATATCTCAAGTAATCTACAGATATCTACATATAATTGTAAAGCATCGCGATAGTAATCGGATGCTAAAGCATACTCAAGCAGCTATCTCTTAAAGACTACTAACATTATGTTCTGCATAGTCTGATCATCTAAACAAGTTGAGCAGTGAGTATGTAATTTCCTAATCTCTGCCATATATACAATTGAAGGATTGTAGTATATGCCATGAAAATGTATTTCTTCCTATTCCGTAAAACATCTCAAAGTAACATACTTCATATTCCAATCTAATTCTAGAATATCGTCATTAGTTACAGTTACATTATTATCGGAATCTACTGTAATATTCTCAGAAAAGCTAATGTTATGTATAGGACTGTCTTCAAGTATGTTCTTTAAATTCCATACTTCATCTATATAAACCTCCTTACTATAGCTACTAAGGTCTACTTCAGTCTCTATCTTAAAGGTCAGTTTATCACCATCTATTTGTATATTTGTTAATTTGTCCATATATCAACAATAAAAAAAGTGGAGAGTGGAATATTCCACAACTCCACTTCTGTAGTTTGTAAAAGGAATCTTATCCCAAATTCAATCTCTCTAACGTGGATTAGGCAATTGTCTTACCAGCAATAAATGACTGAATACCCTTATCTACAATAGAATCAACTAAACTAGGACAATAAACTTCCGTAGTCAACGGAGTAGTCTTGATGTACTGATTATCATTGCTCAAGTACAGGTTATCGTTTTCGATGATGGCATAATCATATTCTGCATCTTCTACTACTTTACGAGCCTGTTCAACAATAGGATATGCACCAGTAAATACGTGACCTTTATAACCCATGTTACGCACTTCTGCGTCACGTACTTGCTTCCAATAACCCTTACCCGGATTACCAGCAGTCTTAACAATCGTAGCACCTACAACTGCCTTAGGCTGATTAGCAAGCAATGCACCAGGAATAGTCTCATACAGAGAAGCTTCCATAGATACAACGCTATATTCATTTAAAGAATAAACGCCTTCATTATCATCCTTCGGCATAGCAGTCAAAGTCAGAACTGCAGCAGAAGCAGAAGCCTGTACTCTGCGATTCTTATGAGCATTGATCTTCTTCAACAGAGCATTTACTAAATCTGCAGGGGTAGTAGTTTCAGCATATACTTCATAAGTGTGAGTAAACTGCCAAGCAGCTTCATACATATCCTTATAAACAATACGCAAAACGTAACGATTACCAGCAATGATAGTAGCATCAGTCAAAGTGATTACAATCTTTTCTTCAACAGGAGCTACATATTCACCGATTACTGCAGACGGTTTAGAAGCTTTCTGAATTTCAGTAGAGAAATCAATATTAGCTTTCTGTGCTACTGTACCATCAGGCATAGTAACATTCATCTTTTCACCGGCTACACCTACATACAGAGAGTTAGCATTTACTGCATCAGCAGCAGTCTTAATAAGAGCCTTATTCTCATCGAACAAAGCAACATCACCAACAGCCAAAGCATCTACTGTAGTGTAAGAAGCCGGAGCTTGTTTTCCGATTAATACGGAGTGTACTGATTGTAACATATTAAAATATTAAAATTAAATTAGACATTAGCGCTTAGTCTATTCGCTTACTTTCTACTTTCATTATTTCAGATTTCCACGTTAGTAAACGCCTTTAATTATTCGTCCTAAGATTTCTTAGAACTAGTATTAGGTATAGTCTACACTATCATTTGAACTGCTAGATCGACTATATCCTAATGTGTATTTTCTGGTAGATCTGTATACTCTTTAGTTAGATCCTAGAGAGTACCTAAGTCCTTAGCTTTTCTTAAGTAAGTAAGCTCATAAGAACTTATATTATAATTACCATCAGTATATAATACAATTTTATTGTCAGTATATACTCTAATAGGTTTTGCTTGATTATAACGTAATCTATGATCTGATAGACTATTACTTAGTCTGGAGCTTACTGTCTCTATTGTAGCCTCTATTACATCAGATTCGCGAGTAATTAAGTTATTGCATTTATTATCCTTTATACTTATATATACATTTTCACCAAGTGCAAACATATAATCTTCAGGATAATCAGCTTCCCATTTATTACCTAGTTTACTAAAACTATAAGTAGTATAGTTTTTAGTATTCACTAAAGTACGTATGTTATCAGTAATCTCTTGGTTTCTCTAGAACACTCTAAAGTTCTATTTAACATATTCGTCTTTAGCTTTATTTATAAAATGAAACAAAGTATCTGAAGAAAACTTGATGGTTTCATTGTAATTAGGTATGATATTGTTCAGCTGCCTCTCTACGTTAATCTAAAAACTTCTTTCCGTCATAATCATTCAGATACTTGGTTTAACTAAAACTTAGAAGATTGTCTTTGAGATTCTATATTCTCTAAAGCAATTACTACTGCTCTATTAATAATCTCATACATAACATCTTCAGGGAAGTCTAATTCTTGTTCAGGTTTAGTATAATCAAACTTAGTTGGTTTCTTAACATAAGTAAGATCTACTCTGTAGAATTCTGTATCACCTTCCACTCTCGGAGCATACATAGGATCCTGCATTAAAACAGGATCTACGTATACTAATAATTTATCATTTTCTAAAGTAGCTACTGGATTCTCTACCCAAGGTATATTATTGTAGGTCTACTTAAAAGGCTTTACTAACTCATGACTAGTAAGTACGCAGTTAGTCTAGAATTGTCCATACTTAAGTAATACACTAAGTATAGTCATTCTATTATCTTCATCATGAACATCTTCTAATGCATACTCATTATAGTCTGTATGTACAGCATGAAGATTAACATCTGTAGCTATTAACTTTTCTATCTCAGATAAGTTAGATACAGAACCTTCTAAACCTATTCTTAAAGCATTATTGCCAGTGATCTTATTACTTAAGATTTCTAGCTGTGCTTGATTAAGAAATAAGTCTACTTCCTCGTCTAAAAATGCTGGGCATCCACCATAAGCAATACCTTCTGCATTCTTATCCAGAACTACCTTGAAAATTATATGAGAATCTTTATTAGTCATTATTTAGATTTTATTTCCTGCATTATTGCTAACTTGATTTCTTGGTTACTCTTATTCTTTAAGTAAGCAATTACATCTTCAAGACCATTACCAATTAAATCAGTACCAAAGTAATATTGAGCACGATTCTTTCTAATAATATTTTTAGCAATAGCTTCTTCAATTACGAAGTTAATTTCTTTATTTGGGTTATTTACCCATTTCATTAAGAACTTAGAAGGATCAGCTTCAATAAATTCTGACAATTTAGCTTCAGCAACTTCATTAGACATAGAGTCTGATTTCATACCGTAGAGACGTAAACACTTACGCATTTCTTCAGTAGACATCTTATCCATTTCTCTATATGCTTCACGCTTAACTTTATTGAACTTATTCTGTTCCTCTGCTTCACTATCCTTATTAATCATAACATAATCAGTACCAGGTTTGATATTATTTAAACCATTTGCTACTCTCTTATGATTCTTAAGGAACAAATATTTTAATTCATCCTCAGGTCTATTAGTATCTAGTATTAAATCCTTTTTGCCAATTTTAACAGCAAAGGTATCCCAAAATGTACTATTTGGAGATAACTATCCCTCAGGATAACCAATTTCTTTTTCTAATCTAGCTGCATCTTCTGCAGATAAACCAGTATATAAATTACCAGATCTAGTCCAGTAAGAACTTAAATAGTCAAAACATGTAGGCCATTTAGTAATCCCCGTCCAGGGGTTGCTTTTAATTATTCTAACGATTACTTCCATAATTATTAATTAGATTATTCAGTTAGTTTATTTCCCAATAAAGGCCTTTCCAATCTGTATCTGCTAAAATGGTTGCCTTTACTGACCTTATATCTGCGTGCTCTATCTTTTCAAATTCTTTTCTGCCTTGATACTCTTTAACTAAATTTCCGTCTTTATCGTACGCTTTAATTATTTTGCAATGTTTCTTAGCAGCTATTTTTTTCATATCGTCCTCAGTCTTAACAACATCAGGATCGTTTTTATCACACGCCTTCCAGATATATTTAGTCTTATCTTTTCGTTTAATTGTACTTAAATAATCTGGATTATTTATAAATTTGCGTATAGTTGCACCACTTACACCAGTACATCTTACTGCTTCAGCAATACTATAATACTTTTTTATCAATTCACCATCTAGAGAATATTGCGCGACTGGAGTTATTATTTCAGATAAATTATTATTGAATAATACGGACTTACTCGTACACTCCACAGTCATTTTGGGCTTGTAGTTGAGATTACTATAGAAATCAGAAGGATCTACTTGAGGAGGAATACTCTGCATATCTGATTTATATATCCAAATATACGGATTACTATCAGACGGTTTTGTATATTCTTTTTGTAAAGATCTAATTATTTGACTTCTTTGTAATTTTACTTGTTCAGCAGCTTCTGTTAAACTAGGGTATTCTGCAATAAATAAACCGTCTTTTGTATATTGTAAGATCGGGATTCTCTTTTCGCTTATTTTACCTTTGTGAGCTTCTCCTATTTTCAATCGGCTGGCTACTGACTGTAATCGTATACCACCACCAGCTTTAGCATTATAACCTATTTCTGGATTAGTTGCACTAAGAGCGGCAATCCAATAACGTTCTCTTTCATTCATTTGTTCTAGAGAACTGCAGTCTTCAATAATTACTTTTTCAAAAGCTTCCTCACCATATTCTCTAATAGCTTTATGCAGAGGATACTCGGATCCTTTAAGGGATCTCACCACATGTCTATGAAATCTAGTATCGATAGTATCTGTCGTACCCCCTACATAAATTTTATTATTAACTGTGTTGGTTAATTTATATATGATAAAATTTTCGTTTTCCATAAAAAAATTGCTTTTTATTTTGTTATATACACATATAACGTAAAGCAAAGACTATGGTTCCCTTTTTTACCACATTATTTTATAAATTACGCCTCACAATCCATGATAAGCTCTCCGCAAGCCCTGGGATCTCTAAGCATTATGCCCATCTCACCTAAATAGAATACCGTGTAGCCGTCCTTACCATTAGATCTCAGAGTATTAATAGACTTACCATAGCCAGACGGAAGAACTGCACCACCAGTAGTCCAAGTTACGAATTCACGATCCTTACGAACTACCTTAACGATATTAGCTTCACCATCACGTCTACCCAGATCCAGGAATGTCATACGATATGATTCCAGCGGTTTCAAAGTAACCGGATGCAACTTACGATTGTAAGTAATATCGTCATACAGCGGGAAATACTTCAGAGTCAACTCGATACCATTAGTCATCTTATAAGTCTTGAACTGACCACCAAAAGTAAGGCTGTCACCAGAACCAGTTACAAATACAGTATCAATCAGGTTCATGTTAACTACCTTTTCCTTCAAAATTCTATCGAATTCACGGATACCCATTTCACCAGTCAATGCAACAAACTTACGTTCGTTAGTACCAAGTACATTGTAAGACAGGCCAAACAGGAAGTCTTCCAGCAGTTCTGCAGTAAGATGAGTATAGTAACGTCTGTTAGACGGAGCAATCTGTTCCAACAGACCAGCACCAATAAATACTGGACGACCGTTAGTACCCTTCAGATTACAAGAACCATCTTTGTTTACATTAGATTTCATGTAAACCAACATACGTTCACATCTCTTATACCATTCACGCAGAGCTACCCATTCCTGATAATCAGCCCACAAATAAGACTTCTTACCAGTCTTAGGATCTTGCAAAGCAATTGCCATTACTGTAGAATAAGCTGAACCAGTAATATCATAATTAATACGAATTGTAGTAAGATAATTACGCATCTTGAAATGAGTATTATAGTTCAGGATATCACCCTCTTCACTGTATTCTTCAACAGCAGAAGCCAGACGAGATACTTGGCAACCCGGTTTCAAGAGTTCTGCAGGGATATAAGAAGTAGGCTGACCATCAGCTACAAAACAAGTATATACCCACAAGTTACCATCTTGGTACGGAGCACCTGCTACACGTACTTGGAATTCCTTATCGTCAAATTCCAATACAGCAGTAGGACCAAACCAGTTATCTTCTAACCACAGCATAATCGGTGTATTGCCAAGACCTGCAGTTGAATCATCTGTAATAGCTGCGCCATTCCATTTTGCATCTCTAATTGTAACTGCTCTATCGGCATCAATCATTACATTCCACTCCCAGCTCGGTTGGTCGATAGTCATTACATTACCAAGACCACCAGTAAGCATATCCAAAGAAGTGTTGTAACCATTATCCTTAGTTCCAAATACATAAGACAACACGGTAGCAACCTGATATGGATTCTATTGAGAAGCCGCAGAAATCTTAGCGGTATCAATCAAATCACTGAACCATTTACCTTTGTATAAAACTAAGTTATTTAGAATATTATTATCCATAAAATACTAGTAATTTTAATTTTTATTAGTTAATATTAATCTGCACGTAATCTTCGCGCAAAAGAATTCCACATAGACTCGGTGCTAGTGTTATCCTGTTTCTTAGTCTTTCTACTTACTCCTGTTCTATTAAGGCTATTTTTAAACTTGTTAATAGCGGCATTTTGACCTTTTACTTCAGCAGCTTTTACAAGCGTATCTCCTTTCATAGTGAAGTAGGCAGACTCAATTAAATTTTTTACGCTCTTAGACCAATCCTTTTGGAATTTAGTCATACCATCAGAGGTGGGCTTGAATATATATTCTAATAGTGTCTGTTTATCCTTTTCAGGAATTTTAACACCGCGAATATTATCCATGCCCTTTATTTCGTTGACAACGGTATCAAAGTACTCCTGTTGGCGTTGAGCTGCAAGCTTGGCAGCATTTTCTTGATCTTTCAATAGCTGTTGTTTCTTACTCTCTCTTATATCCTTAAGGGCTTCAGCAGCATCTTGAGACTCATCTTCAAGAATACCGGCTTCCTCATATTTAGTAAGTTTCTTTTCAATCTATTTAGCATTAAAACCCTTTTCTTTAAGGAATTCTTTCAATACTAACTTCTGATTACTTTCATCTTCGAGATCGATATCATCAAGATCAATTTCATTGTCAATTGAGAAGTAATCTCTCAAATTACCACCATTCTTAACAAACTTATCAAGTTGCTCAACTTCTTCACTAGCGTATTGTGGTACTGAGTTTTCTTCAATTACATCGTTAAAGTAATCAATAAGATCTTCAACAGTCTTAGGTTTATCATCATCCTCAATATCATCCCAACCTAACTTTTCAGACAAAGAATCAAAGAAACCTGTTACTATGGTAGTTTCATCAGTAGACTCTTCTGGTTCTTCTTCCTCAACTTCAGGTTCCTCTGTTTCTTCCTTTGTAGTAGTTTTAGGTTTAGCTTTAGATTTAGATTTTACTTCTTTATCTTCTTCTTCAAGCTCTTCCTCTTTCTCTTCCTCAGTTTCAGTTTTAGTATTCTTACGAATATTATTTAACTCTTCTTCACTGAGTTCTTCTCCTACTCCTTCAAGATCAATTTTTGTTTCTTCCTCTTCCTCATTAGTAGGAGAAACAATAGGTTTATTCTTTACACTTGCTCCTGGCATGAGTTCTTCAAATACCTCAAAACCGTTCAATGTTACATTATCCATAATTATATATAATTAGATTTATTGTATTTCTTTTTTGAGTTCATCGATAGCTTCATCAATGTCCTCTTCTGATTCACTTTCTTCTATATTGTATTCCTTATCAGTTAGACAGTATCTAGATACTAATAGATCAAAGTAATATCTCAATTCTTCTTCATTGAAATATTTCTAATTAGTTAGTGCATCTAATTCCTCTCTAGTGAGATTTTTAGCATATAGTGGATCTGTCCTAGGATCGAAAGTAGAATAACAGGACTAATCTAATCCCGTATAGCTACCATCGTAATAATTGAATATAGTATCAGTACAATATACTGGAGTGAATGTTTCGACATACTATTGCTGCTTTTTAGCAGCTCTAATATAGGTCTATAATTTTGTTTCAACCGATATTGGATCTACTATCATACTAATGTATTATTGTTATTATTGACTTTTGTTATTGGAATCATATTAAAATCCTATATAAACTATTTACCACTTTTATAACTATTAAATATCTTCTTGAGGTTATCAAAATCAGAATTAAATAACTTTTTCTTAAATGAATTTAAAGTTTCTTTACCATCTTTACCCTTCTTAGAGCTGCCAGACTTCTTACCTCCACATGCCATAATTAATTCCTCCTATTATTTAATTGTTTTAAGATACTGTCTCCAATTCTTCTTATTAGCCTTATAAGTCTTCTTTCTATCCTTAATCTTATATTTATCAAGATCTTCAGGCTTACGTGTTTTCAGATAATCAAAGTTATCATCGTTAGCATAAGCTTCCATCTCATAAGGAATAGTATAGTAAGCACTAGATGCAGGATAAATAATTGGATTACCTTTAATCCATTCCCACACATAAGACCAATAATAACTTATCCATCTCTTTTTATCTTTAGCTTCATAGAGATGAATATTTTCATGATTCCAAGTAGTAGGCTTAATCTGAGATTCAGGTTTTCTACTTAACAAGTAACCACACCAGCTCATTGCTGAATAACCACTAAATGGATAGTGATCCATGTGTTTATATTCTACTTTATCTGCTTTTACTTTAGTAAATAGTTGTTTAACTATCCACCATGTTTCTTTAAACCAATTCATAATTATTTCTCTCCTGTTACTTTATTCTTGATTGCAGTTTTAGCTTTAAGTTTCTCTCTTTCAAGTGCCGCTTTGTCTTTAGCTGCTTGCAACTTCATTTCGTGATCCATTCTTTCTCTTTCAAGCTGATTTTTCTTATCTTCTATCTCTTTCTTCATCTTCTGCTCTCTAATCTTAGCATTGAATTCAAATTGTTTAGAAGCTTCATCAGATGCTTGCTTACGTTCAGCTAAAGCTTGTTGAGCTATCTCTACTGGATCTGGAATTCCATTACCGTCTTGATCCATATTCTCAGTACCTCTGTAAGCATTAAGTTGAGCTACAGTAATCTTAGTAGCATTATCTTGATCTATCTTATATTTCTCAAGATCCATTTCTGCTTCTTTAATCATAAGCTCCTCTTCCTTAATCTCATTTTGCATCTGAATAGCTTGCTGTTCACGTTCTGCTTGAGCTTGTTCCATAGCTTGTTGTTGCTCCATACGTTTTTGCTCAATTTCCTCTAATCTAGACTTAATCATACTAATATTATCCATAGTAATGATTTCAGCTATATCAAGTAAGCTAGCTCCGTTCTGCATAGCAGGTTGCATTAACTGCTTAAGTGTTTCTATATACTGTTGATTCTTAGTAGTATCTTCTATAAAGATATCAAAATCCTCATAAAGCATATCATCTGATAGCGTTAAGAATGCTCTAGTAGCATCATCTAATATATATTGTAGATGAGTTTTACTACTATCTTTCCAAGCCCATCTAGCAGTATTAAGTAGCATAGTTAAGCATTCTCTCTTTACCTAATTGTGTGTCCAGAACCAAGGTTCAGTAATATGAGCTGATTGTACTACAGAACGCTCTACATTACCTACTAATTCATTAGATGAAATAGACCCTTCTCTTTGCTTACTAACTCCAGATATCTCAGATAGCATACTTTCAATCTTATCCATAAGATTAATATACTAATCTATAGTATTAGCCATAGTAAGGTCAAGAGCTGTAATCTAGTTAAACTGACTAGGTTTACCTCCTTCTCTACCAGGTATATCCCATCCTTCTTCATATGGATTAATAAAGTTTACACCAAGAGCAGATAAGTAATGCATCCATTTAGATACATCTATATTCATAGATTTTGGTATCTAAGTAATGTCCATATTTACTACTTTACCTTTATCTCTAGCCATAGCAAGCTCAAGTCTATACCATAGTACAATATACATATACTGCAATGGTTTCATCATACTTACTAAACTACGAGGTCTACTGTTTGTATTATTATATACTACTCCAGTATAAGGCAATCTTTGAGAGTTAGGATTATCAGCTGAAGTATATTGATATTCTAATGGTTGTATTCCTATATATAAGTCTTCACCAGCTCTATATCCCTCCCATACTTCAGTAATCCATTTCCATTCTACATTGAGTTCCATTCCTGTCTCTTTATAGCTCTCATCTACTTGATATTCTTTAGGCTCGCCTAATTCAGGATCAATTATGGTAACAAAACCTATTTTCTTAAACGATTTCCAGCAACAATGCCATACTTTCACACTATTAGTACTATCAAATGGATTACTACTGAACCCGTTAATAGTATGAGTCTTAATATGAGTATAATCTAAAGACGTCTTTCTTACTTCAGGATTTATACCTCCTTTAGAAGCTTGATCCATCATATCTAACAACTGATTTAGCTGTTTCTCAGACATCTTGTCATATAATCTATCGTATAGCTCAGTAACAGACATATTCATTTCATAACAGCACCATTCTGCGTCATGAATGAATTCCAAGTCGGACGTTTCAGTATCATAATCAAAGTAGATAGGATTAACACGTTCGAGGCACGGTTCTCCATTCAGTATACCTACATAGTATATCTCTTCACCACCAACTAAAGCATCTTTCCAACCTTTGAAGAATTCATGAGTAATGTTTAACTTATTTTTTAAGTAATTAAGACTGTGATATGCAGTTACTTCTGCTATATCTTTATAGTCTTTACTCATGTATTTTTGTATCTACTAAGGAGTCATTATCTCACCATTCTGTAAAGCTTCCTAGTATCTAGCTTGTTCTTCAGGACCTAATTTACTCATTATAGTAGCCTGAATGTAATCTATTAAAAGCTATTTAGCTCTATCCTACATTTCACTAGCAGCTATATCACTTGTACGTACTACTCTGAAGTTGAATGGTCTTTTAGTTTCTTCTCCTAACAGTAAGTCTATTTTAGGCTTAATTATATTATAATCCTAAGCCATTGCAGGAAAGCCATCCTGCTGTTTAAAAGGATTAGTAACATACTTTAGATCTTTTTCATTGTATATACTATTATAAAGATCATAGTATGTTTGCATCTCCTCTCTGCGAGTTCTGTTATTACCATTTCTAGAACCTCCTAAACTACGACCTATAACATAGTCTATACAACTTTCTTGCCAGTCTTTTGTCTTCTTAGACATAGGAAGTTTCTATATTGGCATTTGATTAATATTATTCATAATTAAAACATATATGCTTCGATATTATCTATAGCTTCGTCGTCACGAAACCATTCCTGAGTAAATATAGGGCCTTCAAACAGTACCCTATTTCTATTCTCTTTTTTAATCTCTTTTACTTTAACATTATATAGCTATTCTCTATATATCATTACTTGGGTCAACGCCATTACACGGTCTACGTTAACTACATCGTTTGCAGCTATAAGTTCCTCTAATAGCGGTTCCGACATTATATTGTATAAGTTCTTCTTGCCATCTGCATTAATATCGTTAAGCCAATCCTTTATTAGACCCCATCCCCATTGCTTAATCTATTTATTCATGTGGCAACCTTTCTTTCTATTTACTTTAGAATTACTTACTATATCGTTAATTATATCTGGTTGATCAGCAAGTAAGTAGTCACAATGCTTATTAGTAAAGTAAACAAATATGCCTTTATTTTGATTCTCATACATTGCTCTAGCATTATAGTATATAAGTAATTTACGTACATTTTCATAAAAATCTTCTGCTGACTTAGGTCTGCCTGTGTACTCTGCTACTATTATATCTGAATACTATTCTATAGACTATACTCTCTTATATATAAAACAAGAACCCAAAGATGTAGTACTTGATTCATCATAGTCGTATGAGTCTATACCTGCAATATACAAACCAGCACTAGCATCCTTATTAGGATGCTCCCATATTACTATAGAACCAGTAGGATCATCTCCTACTAATGCTCCAGTAACTTCATCCCTTTTAGTTCTTAATGGGTAATGTGTTATATCTCCTGTCTTCTTAATAACCCATTTAAGACTACCGTCAGGTTGCCATACTAGATCACCTACCTACTTATGATTCTATAATTTTTTATTAGTTCTGAGTAATGATAACTACTCTTGTAATTCCTTCTTGGGGAATATGTTACCATTAAACTCTAGCATGGCCTCTGCTGGAGTAATAGGTCTCTCTGCAACGTATCTGTCAACTGCTGCGTTATTAGTGGCATTAGTTATTACTACTTGCCTTTCTGCTAATATGTGTTCTAAAGACTTCTTACGGTACGTATTACCGTCCTCGTCCATATATATACGTTTACCATTCTCATCACGTATATCTAAGTTAGTATATTGAGGTACAAAGAAACCACATTTATTAGTAGTAGCAGACTCATCCCATATGTTATCAAACCCTAAACAATTGTATCCATCAGGGTTGTAAAACATATCCTTCATAGTTTCAAATGCAGAATTATGAGTAATAATTCCATTTACAAGATACGTGTGAGTATTGCCAGCGGTTATATTATAGATAGTTTTTACTCCTACATTTTCGACACCCACTATTTTCTCATAGTAGAATCCTCTATCTTTTTGTAAAGATTTTTGATTCTCATAATATTTAGCGGCTTGTTCTAATTTTTCTTGCTTATGTTTGATTAAAAGGGTTATGTTTTTATAGAAATTGATAATACTATCTCGATCGTGAATATCTAAAGAATAATAAACACTATTCTGATTTTTACAGACACTGTTTTTAGACGGTTTTTTATTCACTCTATAAATATAACCTCGTATTCCTAATTTCTATAAAAGATATAGTACTTGCTCTAATAACTCTTTACTACTTTGAGTAAGATTTATTATAGTAGAATATTTATTACGTTTTTTATTATAGGTAGTGGAAACACAACCATCAGTATCATATAGTCCTCCTAAAAGCTCAGTAATACTATTCTTATCACAAGTATTGATGATTTCTGGCAATCGTTTGTTTGCTTTTGTTTGTCCAGATATACCTAATTTGTTTATATCGTATTTTGCTTTACGAACTCTTATTTTTTTTAGAATTTTACCATCTTTAGTAAGAGAACTATCGGTTGTAATACAAGGGTATAGATTCTCAATAAACTGCTGTATTTCAATATCGCAGGACGTTAAATTAACAGAAGAATTATTCAAATAAGAACCGTCTCCAATAAATATGCCTATTGCTCTAGCGTTATCAATGGTATTCTGTCCAAAATATGGTATATTTTTTGCTATTGCTACATAATCACCTATTGCTAATTCCTATGCCTGATGCCAATCAAACTTTAAACAATCGTTATAATCTTTTTCATTGCTACTAAGAATCGGATGATCTATGCTACATTCAATTGTTCTTCCTGAATTAGTAATTAACTTTATACATTCTTTCTTACTAGGTATATTTATAAATTTAATGGGTTCCTCAGTAACTGTCTTATTAGTGACATCATATCCTATTAACTTATCCTCTTTAGTAATATCTTTTATAGACGCCTATTTACCGTTACTTGTATATACTAAGTTATCCTCTGTAATACAACCTTCATCACCACCAGTACCCCATACAATCATAGTACCAAATGCTATACCATCTACTTCTACAGAAGGTCTAGCGATTTGCCATGCTGCACCTAATTCAGAGAAAGAACCACCTTCTTCAAACATAATAAGATTAGCTTTCTTACCACGTACTACGTCCGGATTATCTTTCAAAGTAACCCCTATAATTTCTGATTTATAACCTAATTCTATGATATTACCATAGTCATCCTTAGTATAGAATCCAGCACGTCTACGCATCTAGGTATTAACTGATCGCTTCTTTCCCCATGCAGTATTCTTATCTATAAAGTCCATATAATCCCAAGCTTTAGTAAGAATACCATCATCTGTCAAATACTATTTATTTGATGCATATATGAAGGTTTTAGAGTATGGTATTAGATAGAAATTGCGGCATGCCATAGAACCACCTTTGTATGAAAAACCTTTACGTCTAGACTTAAGTAGACATAAATGCTTACCCTACTCTTGGGCTTCCTATACTGCATTAAAATAGTAATAGTCATAATCCCAGAAGTCGGGGAAAGTTACTTCATTAACACGTTTTACTTTAGTATTACCTAACTCATCTGTAGTAATATGATTAACTATACGAGATATAGGACAATAGTTTAAATAAAAATAGTTATACCCGCTAATGAAATCTCCATCATCAGCTGTATAACCATCTACACATCTTTTACTTTCCTCATCCCAGAACTTAAAATATTCTGAAGTAGATTCAGGAAAATTACAATAACTACCGGTATTAATAAAATTTAATGCGGCCTAGCGAAATTTGTTTGAATTTATAATTTTCTTATTAAAGTCTACCATATTATATATTTAAAAGGGGCGCGTTTCACAACGAACCCCTTCCATTCAGATAATAATTTATAACTTAAATTCTTTTAATTATGAGAAATTTATTGGGGAGATTCCTAGTGACTGCAACCTAGTTTCTTAAGCTAGGGGTTTATACGCCTTATGTTTAGTACTCCCCACCTGGGCTAACATTACCCCAGACTACCTGTTCACGATAACTACCTATCCAACAAGTTTCCTTCTGCTATTATAGTTTCAAAGGACTAGTGTTTTAATTGGTAGCCCCACTACGACTCGAACGCAGACTAAGAGGGTTAGAGCCTCCTGTGCTAACCATTACACCATAGGGCAATATTAAGAGGGAGAGGAAGGACTCGAACCTTCAAACTCAAGAGCTTTATTAACGACGACTTCAGAGCGCTTCCGTCAATCTACTGCCGTATACCTATTCCGCCACTCTCCCATACACGTGGATATTCTTACCCTCCACGTAAGGGTTCTGATGGTTTAGAACCAAGATTTAATTCTTTGCCACAATGACTTCTTTACAGGTTTGTTCAAATATTCAGAAGCTTCTTCAATCTGTCTAAATACTTCTTCTGTATCTTTAGTCAAGTCTATAGTAATCGTAAATTTCTTATTCATAATATTTTCATTTATACACTATAACGTGTTGTTAATATTTGGTTATATTTTAATGTATTATCTTGCCAACTCGTATGGATTTACTTTAGCATCACCTTTAACTTTACCTATAGCTACTTCTTCCGCTTTAACCATAGTCTCTAGTGAATCTATACTTTTAAGTACTCCACCTACAGAAGTCATACCAGCTAATAAATCCTTAATCTTCTTTTCGTCTAAAGTATCGTCTAATGATTCTTTATAGTATTTACTCACACTATCTAGTTTTAGACGCATATTATTTAGCATTTGTAGAGCTCTAGTGTTAAGTAGGTTCTTATATTCCTCTTCACAAATTAGTTCTTCAGAAGTTAATTTATAATTTTCATCATTAAATATTTCCTTCTTTAACTTAAGCTCTCTACTATCTTCATCCATACTCTGTACATAAGGACTATCCCATTTATTCATAAGTACAATGTAACTTATTACCTTAGAAGAATGCTCCTTATCTGGCTTATCAGTATCCCACACCCTTTTAAAGCATGGGATACCTATAGCATCAGGATGTATAACTACCTTACCACCAACAATATCAAATAGTTTCATTTATAAGAACCTGTTTATTATCTTCCTTACTCCATCTTATGAGGTCGTCTTTAGCAAAAGCATCAGAGCAGACTATTGGTTTTAGTGTCCACTTATTACTTATAGAATCATATTTACTTAGTATAAGTACAATATCCCCTAATTTATAGTCTATTACTTCCTCTTCTGTTATTACTTGACCATCCTACTATGCAACATACATAGTTCTACATTCAAAGTTATCAGATATATTTTTGATGCTATTAGTATCTACTTTATATAAAATAGCATTACCGTATTGGTCTATCAATAATTTATCCATATTAACAACCACACTGTACAGGTTCACAAGCACAATCACATTCAATATCACAAGAAGTAGATTTCTTTTTTTCTTCTTGCCCCTTTTCTAGCAATCTGTTATAGTGATTCTTTACTTCATCATTTTCAATAAAGATGTACTCTGCATCACTTTCTTTATCTATAGGATACAATTTTATTACAATAGTGCCTTTAGTAACACTCCTTCTCTCTTTAGAACCATCTTTCTTTGTATAGATCCACTCTCCATCTTCGGGAATATACCATGTATAGTCTACATAAAAATGATTTAGTAAACTAACATTTTCTACTTCTTTATCGTAACTAATAACGGTACCTCTATCTACTGAACAAATATACTTAATCATAATAATCAATCAATTAAATAACCTAAATAATATTCTTTCTATAATCTCGCTATAATTTCCTTAGCACGTCCCATCGGTACATTCGGATTCACATAATCTGGTTTTATTTGATAATTCTGTATTATCTGCTAAAACTTCTCTATCTCCTCCTGTATGCTCTACTTTTTTATATTCTTCATACTTCTTAAATAGCATATCACACATTGCATTTACCTGATCGGCTCTACTAGGTTCTGCATTACTCTTCCCATTATCTACTATAGTAGTAGTAATACTGTCAATTACATCATTTGTGAAATCTTCATAAGTAATTACGCCTTCATTAATTAATTCATCTACTTTGTTATATAGGCGCTTCATTTCCTTACTAAATGAACCATAGAGTGGTTTATTGTTTTCCACTTCTAATTTCCACATCATTTTACTTTCTTCAATTGTCATATTCTTTGTTTTTTAACTCATTACAGATAGTATTACTTATATTTCCTGCAGCCCATCCTACTAAGTAGGCATACGCTTCATTGCCGTCTTTAAAGTCTTGCGTATATAAACCTAATTGTTCACAAAAGTAATCTGCAACATGTACTGCCTCATGAGGAATCATATCTGGAGTAATATCTTCTGTACTAGTAACAGCTATCACTATCACACCGTATTTATTATCACTCTTACGTATTACTTTACAAGTAACCATTCCTCCATCATATTTATCTATTTCTTGTAATAACTTGTTGTATTCACTTCCATCATTATTACCGTATACATCAAGAAATATAAAATATTTATCTAAATCCTCAATATTAGTACTTACAAATAATAGTCTAGGGTATATCTTAGGACTATAAACATCATACGGTTTCTTTTTCATATCTTTTCTTTAATTTGAATTTGCCTAAGTAAGAGAATCTAACTGGTTTGGGATCTAAATTAGAGATGATACTATTAGTAAATCTGAACGGGCTGTTACATATTACTTCTATAATAGGATATGGTATGTTATACTTATTACTTAGCTCAGTATATATACTCACTTGATTCCTCATTTAAATCTATCTTTTTGTAATATTTACATTCTTCTAAAGTAGAAGAATCATTAAATGTATTAGGCCTTACTATATTGATTATAGCCTTAATATCTTCCCAAGTTCTATCATTTACGCAATTATCATAAACAGATTGTAGTTTGTGTATCTCCTGTTTACTGTACTTGCGTATAGGAGTATATGCAATAAAATTATACTCATCTATCGTAAGTAGCTCTATATTAGTAGGAATGATCTCAAACTTATTATAAGGCAAATCCTTTTTCTTTAATTTATTCCATAATCTGGTAAATATGTTATATTCTTTCCAACATAATATAGTGCCAGGTCTTACTATTGTTGTTTTAATCTTCATCTTTATTTACTCTTAATATTATAGTAATCTGTACTCTATCGCCGATTATTTCAGGTATAAGCGCCTTATTCACTACAACTTCATCTTCAATCTTACCTTTAACTAATATGCCTTGCTTCTTAAATCTAGCTATATATCTACTAAGATTATCAGGAGTAATACCTAATACTTTCCTAATATATTTTCTGTTTTCAGTAGATATTACATTTTTACTTATGTTAGGGAGCTTAGGAGTGTTAACATCTATTGCTATGAATGTAGCTAGTAGCTCTAGCTCCCTATCAGTAAGATCAAGTATACCATTAAGACTCTTTAAGAATTCTGTATTTAAATCGGCTTTGCTTACGCTTTTTACCAATTTATTCATTTGTTAACGTATCCTTAATTTTATTTAAAACCTTATTTAAGTTATAATATACTGTCTCAGCTTCTAACTTAACACAAGGCTGTATTTCGCCTTTATTTGCTTTTTCATTAGTCTCTTTTAAGTTACTTTCGTATTTCTTAAGTAAGTCATCAATGAGCTCTAAAGTAGCATCTACATTATACTTACTTTCATCATCAACACTTAAAAGATAACCTTCTTCACATAAGTAATCTGCAGTATCATAATCTAAAGACATCATTCTAGTGTAATTATCTTCAGTAATGTTAAATGATACTAAACCTGTTTCATCTTCTGCTAATACATCACCTTTCTTAGCAGAACCAAATTCCTTAATTACTTTGTAGCTCATAATATTTATTTTAAATGTTTATGTATCTATAAACGGTAGAATAAATAAATGTTAAAATCTGTTAACATTTATTAACACTTATTATATAGATAATAAAAAACCCTGACTAACGCCAGGGTTCATTCTAACAATGAGTTAAGCAAATTTAAATTGTATTTGATATAGCAATTATATCATATGGTTTGACTAATTGACTATCCTTAAACAAATCAAAGTCCTTAGCAAACTTTTTATTATAAACAATAGTATCTCCTACTTTATATTCACATTCTGTTAAGCATGTAGGAATCTTCAATACTATACCTGTTGAATATTCAGACTCTACCTCCTTAGTTTCAGTTTGTGTATCATACTTATTGAAACCATCTTCATCAACTTCACCTGTAGGAATCTGCTCTGTTATCTCTTTAGTAACCATAACTGGTTCCAAAGGCTTAACTAACACATCCTTCAACATAGTATACTTAATTCCATTTACTACTGTTTCTAGTACTTTATCTTCCATAATATTCTATATTTAATACTCAAATAACGTATTATTTCTTATTTTGTTTCTCTAATATTAATATATTTCCGCCATTAGAACAACAATAACGTCTAGCCAAAGTAGGACAGTTTCTATTTAAGAAATAACAGCCATCACAACTACCTATTGGATTAGACTCTACTATAAACTATTTATTGTCTATTGTTACTGGTATTCTATCTCTTACTATCTTTGCTAATTCCTAATCATTTAATGTCATAGTCCTTTCCTTTTCCGTGTTTATCTAAGTAAAGCATAGCTATTGCATTCCAAGCTACAGCAGCTAAGTGGTTTACTTTAGTCTCATCATCAACCTTATTACCTTTCTCATACTCAAGTAGATGCCTTAACATTGCTGCTTTATAACGTTGGTAACCATTCTCTAAGTTCTGCCAATTATTATCATCATACTTAATAGAACCAGCAGTATAGAGTTTTACTATATCTTCAATCTCTTCTAAAGGTAGTAAATCCCAACGTAGCTTACCATCTTGGTAATCATTCTTCTTTCCTTCTTTCATTGTTTATCTCTTTTAAGTATAAATCCTTGAGTACATAATGAAGTAATCCTAGAAGGGCAATAACAATTATATAAATCACATCCTTGACACATACCTTTTACTTCATTCTCTACTAGAGTATAAGGTTTATTACCAAAATATACTTTCTTACCTAAGTAAGCTACTTCTCTAACTTGTTTCTGTTTCATAGTAATTATATTTGTAATTATCTAAAGTAGGAGTAATTAATATTATATCACTTTACTTAACTAGACACTGTTATTACTTTACCCCTCTTACTCCCCATATAACGTTTAATATACTGTCTTAGTTACTATTTCTTTAACATTTATTAACATTATTTATAGTTATTTAACGCTATTAAGTTCAATGTTTTTAACATTCATTAACGATTTTAACTCATCAGCTAACTTCTTAGCATCTGGATGAGCTGCACCACTACAACGTAATTCAAAGAAATGCTCCCAATCTGATTCAAAGCCTGTCATTACTAATTCTGTCTTAGTTGCATTAGGTAGTACTTGTCTAGCTTGTTGCGGTTTCCAACCTCTATTTATAAGCATAAAATAGTAATATTCAGCATTTTTTATAGACTGTAGGAAGCAGTTAGCAGGGTCACTTAGATTATCTACTTCAGGATAAAGTAGTTTAAGTTCGGATACATCACACCAATCATTATCCCAATTTGAGTATTTTCCTTCAGGTAAGTCTAACCAACTAGGTATAATATAAGTAATATCATTTCCAAACTTATCCTTACTATAATCACAATACCTAGTACTCTCCTGTGCAAAGCTAAATACTCTATGTCTAACAAATTCATGACTTACTCCCCTATCACATATGAACTTAGCTGTAATACGCTTTTCATGATACTCTGTAGGTTCTACTTGATACTGCAAATCGTCTAATCTATTATTTTCTACTAGCACTCTTAAGTTAGTAGTTATGTATAATACTCCGTAATTGCCTTCGTAAGGATGGTCAGCTTCTATTTTATAGATTACTTTAGAGTAGGTACTATTGGTCAAATGTCTCCAATATAGCATAGCTGGTGGAATATTACCATTAACTGTCTCACGTATTCTTAAGTAAATAGTACCATGCTCTAACATAGCTCCATGACCAAGCTTAATCATACGATCTACAAACTCTTTAGCACTATTCTCTGTTATCTTATCAAGACTTTTATAACAATGGCGTCCAGCCCATTCTATTTGTTTATATACACCGTCTATTCCAGATTCTTGTTCTTTAACTATTACGCTCGAATTAATTAATTTCATTGTTTAATATTTTAGATTTATACTTACCAAAGAATTCTAATTCACCATTTAATCTAGCCTTAACTGCATCTTCTAAAGAAGAAAAACTGCCTAAATATATTTTTTCTTTATTACATTGTATTTCAGAATACCATTTATTTCGATCTTCTCGAAATCGTACTCCCAATATTCCTGATGTATTGTTTTTAGGTAATTTTACTCTATTTTTTAAATTATCGGCATTATTGCATATTCTCAAATTTCTTTTTCTATTGTCTAATTTATCTCCATTTATGTGATCTATAAATAAATTGGTTTCGCCAAGAAGGATTCTGTGCAAATATTTCTGTTTAGAGTTTTTCACATATCCATTTTTATCTCTACACCATTTATCATTGATTACTTTTGAGATATCTTCTTTATCTATTAAAGTTTCTGCAATTATATCACCGTCTTTATTGTAAAGATATATTATAGCATGATTTGAGAATTCTTCTATTTCGTTAGGATCATATTTAGTCCTTAATTTTATTTTACCATATCTAATATATTGTAGGTAATGTTTTCCACATAGTATTCCAATGTTTGTATTAACCGTTTTATTACTATTTCCACAAATACAACATATTTTTGTTTGTTTCATAATTAGTTATAATTTTTATTAATTATTGTTAATAACGTAGTTTCTATGGAAGAGTTTACAAAAGTGTAGATAATTTAACATAAATTAAACATATTTTAAAAATAAAATATAAAAATTTTTTATAAATTTTTTGAGAGAGGTGGTGCGTGTGTGTGAAATACTACTCCAATTCATCCCCGGCTGTTATTAATTGCGGGAACACCCCCGCCAATAAAATCAAAGTATTATGAGTTTATCAGATTGTATTTTTATTCCTACTGAAGACGATGAGGAATATGTTGAAGCATTATTAATTGCATTAGAGCATTATGGGGGCTATGAGTAATCATAGCTCTCCTACTCAATTCATTCACAACTGTAATACCATGCACATTAAATATATCAAGATATGAAGTACAGAATTGATGCTTATTACAAAAGTGGTGCTGTTAAGCAAGGCACAAAGTTATTAGACAACATTGATGAGGCTATTAAGCTTGCATATGCTGTTGCTAATCATTACAAGTGTTATACAAGAATAGCCAGAGTTTAATCTGGCTATCTCTTAGTAACAGTTACAATTCATACTCATCTTAATAGAATTGCATTATTAACTTAAAACAAATATATCATGTATTACGTAATTGAATTAACTTGTATCGGCCCTAAAATCAAAGAAGTTTTTAAGAGTAAAGAATTAGCTGCGCAATATACAATAGCGTTGCATAAGAATTACCCTGACAAACATTATCAGATTGCTAAAGCAGAACTCGATATGGACGGCATCGAGTAGACTTAACAGGGGTGCGACTGTTCAACGCACATATTTATTAACCATTTAAATATTTAACTTATGTTAACTAAAGTTAAAGAGGTGAGTAAAAGACTCATCACAGGTGGCTTACTTTGTATAGCCATCGGAGTTGTTCAAGGATTTGCCGTACAGATGTTAGGTTTATCCTCAGTGTTTCCTAACCACATTCAGCTATTTGGTATGCTACTAATGGTAGGCATCACTAGCATATTAATAGGTGCTATTATGCTATTGTTTATATGGCTAATAAACATGGTTAACAAACTCTAAGCCACTCTAAATGGTTATAGCGGGGAGTCGTGTACTTCCTGCTTTTATTCAGTATCTGGTATTGAGTACTTACACCGGCTGCGCACGAACCCCATTCAGCTGCGCCTGCCAAGAATCGGAGGAAAACAGAAAAGTTCTTCCCGCAATATCATGTGAGCGTTATATAATGATTACGTTTAGATGTGGTAGTGTATAAAAACCACTCCAGTTTGAGCATACTGTAAAAAGCTCATCATTACTTCACCAAGTAATATATAGCCTTTATAGATTATTCACCAAAAAACATATTATCATGGCAAAGTTTCAATTATTAAATCCAGTATTAAGAGTAGTAGGTCAAAAGTATGATGAAAAAGGCATACCCGTTGGAGAAATCAACAAAAATGTTCAAAATGCAGGTAACAAGTACTTGTATTCCCAATTAATCAATCTTGATTGTCCTTGGGAAGGAACGCAAACCTACACAAGTTTTCAAAAGCCAGTAGTAGCCATATTCGAGCCACTACTAAGCATGCAACATGGAGGCATTGGTCAAACAGACCAAGCCATACCTGAGATGTTCCAAACTATTGAAGGTTGCTACGTGTCTTGGAAATCACCACAACCATTTTACAAGAAGCACTTGTCTGCACATCCAGCAAATCCAGCTAAAGGCACACCAGCTATTATGGCAGGAGACATTGTAAAACAAGGAGGAGTTCCAGTAATATACACAGAATTAGTTGTATTCTGCCAGTATTACTATGACAGCCGTGGAGAAAAGCAATGGATGAGAGGAAGCACTCCTGAAGAAGTCGGAAGAGCAGCATTCAGTAATTACTGTATTCCAGCTAACGACACTCGTGCATTAGCAGCAGAGCAACCGCAACAGCAAGAAACGATTGGAGGACAAACTATCAACACAGTTAATCCTAACCAACAACCTCAACAACAAGCTCAGCCTCAACAAGCTCAACCACAGTTTGTACAAGGCCCAGCTCAACAACAAGGTGCCGCATTTGGCGCGTAACCACTAATTAGAACAAGAGAATAGCATAGCAAAAATAATGCGCTTGTTCTATAAATAAAAAAACTCAATAACTTCGGAGTAGCGTAAGCTACGGAGTTGTATAACAATCCCAAGACATTGAGGGCACCAGTTTCTTATAATAGTGTAGTTGGCAGACGTAAGGGCGTACTCAGCTGCCAGATGAAGCAGTGAATTCTGTGGACTGATAGAGAACGTGTGATATTCAGGCTATGCGTTGCGCAGTTATAAGTTTTAGGTGTAAAATGCAATTTAATCATTAACTAAATAAATAATCATATGGATAGAGACACAGAATTAGGTATGTTATCAGTAATAATCACAATGATAGTATTATATCTATCTATATGGTTATTCAACTAAGATATACAGATTTATTCGCAAAGTAATTATTCTATGAAATGCAAATTATCCTCATATGTTGTGAAACATAATTTAACCACGTTAAAGTATAATAATATAAGTTAGGTATGCCCTTATAAAGACTTAGATAGCGCTAAGGACTATATTATTATACTTCTCTTCTTTAAGGTGAGAATCCTTAACAATCCTGTAGGGCTTATATCTATCAAAAGAACTTACAGCAGCTTTTATATTAGCTTAGCTGGACTTTATGATAGTATTAGTGCAGACGTTAAAATCAGGAACAACTATATTAGACGGCAATATTACCTTCTTCCAGTCGCAGATGTCATATAGTTTAATATAGCCAAGTTCGTTCGTCCTTAGATTTACAGTATCAGCCATTTGTTTATTTAATCATTGTTCGTTCTTAATTATACAGATTGATTAATTAAGCATAACAGTAAGCGTACTGTTGTCAGTATATTTATATGTGAATATAGATATACTGATTGCACTCATGTAGCTGGCCTTCACGTGGCGAGTGTGTTAAGTAGTAGGTCTAAAAAATCTTCCAGTTTTACCTACGAAAACTAACAGCTACCTTTGCCCAGATGTTGAAACTGGTAGACAATCCACACTTAAACTGTGGTGACCATTTGGTCGTGCGGGTTCGACTCCCGCTCTGGGTACATTAGTAATTAACATTAAAATCAATTTTATGGTAAAAATCATTAAACATTATGAACTTAATAGAATTAGTAGAATACTAATAGTAGCAATAATAACATACATTATTGGTAATCTAGTTATAAAGGAATATGAGAAATCTAAGGCTGTATATAATTTTGTAGATTTACAAATGAAGTACAAGAATTATATATTAGTCAATAAAGAGAGAAGTATTACTAATAATGAAGAATATAAGTTCACATTACGTAATCCTATTACAAACCAAAATAGTACTGTATATGTAAAGTACTATCTATATCATCACGTATATTTTGTTGGAGATACTATAAAGTAACATTTTAATCAATAAAGTATGAAAAGAGAAGAAATTAAAACTTACAAAGATGCTTGTAAAGTAATAGGTAGAAAACCTAGAACTTATAAGGATAAGCATTTGAATCTGTATGAACAGCTTAGTACAATTATAGCTGCTCTAAATTTCATTAGTAATGATAATAAACCTTGGACACCTAAGTTCGATTATTATTACATCTATTCTTGGTTATACAGAAAAGATGGATATAATAAATCTGCGGGTTTGTTCGCTTTGTATTCTGGCAGTGGGTTAGTCGCTTCCAATGGTTCTGTCGGGACTTCTCTGAAGATAAAAGAAAGAGAGGATGGAAATTACATAATAGAAAACTTTAAAGAACTACTCCAAGATTGGTTTTGGGGAGAT